GTTAAGGGCCGGCTTTGTTGTAGGTATCAAAGTGGGCGCGACCGTGGTTAATTACCAATGGAAAAACGGCGTAGCTGATAACAACCTGGTAAGGTTGACCCCCTCAATAATAACTAACCCGGACGGTACGCAACAAGCCAGGATAAAAGGGACGCCTGGAGCAACTGGAGAAACCGGGCAAACTGGGGCGACCGGCGCCCAGGGAGCAACCGGCGCAATCGGACCGAAAGGCGATAAAGGGGACAAAGGAGCCGACGGCGCAACCGGTCCAGCTGGGCAAACAGGACCGACCGGGCCGCCTGGACCGTCCGGGGCGCAAGGGCCACAAGGTGTACAGGGTGTAAGGGGAGAAAAAGGAGATACTGGGGCAATAGGCCAGGCCGGGCCAGCCGGACAAACTGGGCCAGCTGGAGCAAATGGCGCTACTGGTCCGCAAGGTCAACAGGGGATACAGGGACCCAAAGGCGATACTGGAGCAATGGGGCCAGCTGGGCCAAAAGGAGACACCGGTTTAACTGGCCCCGCTGGTCCGTCTGGACCCACCGGGCCGCAAGGGGTTAAGGGGGATAACGGAAACGTGGGGCCTACTGGGGCAACTGGCGCGGCTGGACCCACCGGCGCAACCGGCCCCAAAGGAGATACTGGCGCAACCGGACCCGCTGGCGCAACCGGCCCCAGCGGGTTATCCAGCTTAACAATTGCCAGCGGTTGCGCAAATGGCGTGGGCGTTATTCTGGGCGGGGCAACTATAAACGTGGCCATTACATACGATAAGAGTATGGGGAGCGCTACGTACCAAACCACATACACACCAGTTGCCGGTCTAACATTGCTTAGTAGCTTACAAATAACATTAACTAACTTTACCGCCACCGGTTGCACCGTTCAATTAAAAAACACCGGGGTATTATCGTTAACAGTCTCAACATTTACAATTTGTGTTACCGCAATCAAACCAAACTAAAAAAGTATGCTATTAGAATTTTTTAAGGCCCTGGCATTAGCTGGGGCCGTTGCCGTTACGGCGGTCGTTTATAAGGAAATATTATTTAGAGAGCCGATTTTAAACTGGTGGTTACGTTTTGGCGAACGATGGGAAAGGCGTTGGTTTTTTAAACCTATCTGGGGTTGTCATAAGTGCATAGCCGGACAGGCCGCCCTATGGCTCTATCTGTTCACCAGGTTTAATATTTCTATCGCCGGGGTATCAATACACGCCTGGGGTACTTATTCGCTTATATGGCATCTTTTTGCTATTTGCGCCGCTATACTATTTGCAGAATTAATTAAAAACCATTTAGACAAACAATAATGATCATGGATACAACAAACCAAAGCAACCAGGGAGTTAAACGTATAGATCTCAATACCGGGGTATTTATGGCCAACGGTAAGGAGTACACGGTGGAGCAATTTTTAAGCGTAGAGCGCTACGTTGAGTTTCAAATTTTAGAGAAAGAACTGGCGTTCGGGGTAACCTTTAAGGCCATGTTTGATATGCTGGATAAGCTGGAGAGCCAGCTAAATAAAATCAACTTTGCCAACGCGGCCGTAACACTAAGCGACATTAAGCGCGGCCTGGTAAAGGTCCAGGAACGGGAGCCGGTCATTTTAAAGATTTGCGCCCTTTTTATGAATACTAAGGACGAAAACCGCGCAATAATTACCCAGGATATGATTGATACCAAAATTTCAGACTGGAAAGCGGAGGGCCTGGCGATGAACGATTTTTTTCAGGTGGCGCTCACTACAGTAAGTGGCTTTTTAGGAATTTATCAGAGAGTTACCCAGACCATTACGGGGACAATAAACGGCAAGTAAAAGGCCGGCCAAACGCTGACAAAGCCGCCGGTAAAACCATACTGGCACAAACCGCGGCTTTACGCGCTACCTGGAGAGAGTTATTATTTAAAATGGCAGAGGGTAGCCTGGCGGAGTATGATAGAATAAAAAGTTTACACATTATGGAGTTTTGGGCGCTTTTTGACCTATGGCGTAAGAAAATTAAACAAGAAAAAACAACCTACCAAAATGGCAACAAACGGAACCGGTAACTATGAGGTACCATTTAGCATAAATTCAAACCCGTTTTTTACGGAGTTAAATAAGATGGACGCCGGCGTTACACAGCTGGGGGAAAACGCCGCCAGCGCTTTAAAAGAGATGCAGGGGGCGTTTGTCACGTCCGCAAATTCAGCTGATAAGTTGACCGGCGCCATACAGGCCGACGCTAAAGCCGTACAGGTATTGCGCGAACAGGCAAAACAGGCCGGTAAAGATATTTCGGACGCGTTGAGCGGTAAGGGCGTTGGCGAACAGTTTACGGCCAGGATAGCGGCTATAAAACAAAGGCTGGGCAGTTTGACGGCCACCAGCGTAGATGTAGGGCTAAATTTCGATAGTGCGCAAATCGAATTTTTGGAAAATGAGATTAAGAAAGCGACCACTTACACCGAGGAGTTTAACGCCGTCCTGGATTTCTCAAAAAAAGCCCTGGCCGACCTGGAGCCGGGTACCCAAAGTTTTATAACCCTGCAAACGCAAATACAGACCGCGGAGGAGTTTATAAATAAATTAAACGATGCAGTCGCCAACACGACCCCGACCGTGGAGATATTGACCGGGGAGTTTGATAGGCTTTTTGGTGACCCAGGGCAATTTTTAACGAAAGCCGAAATTGATAACCTGGACGAAACCATATCAAAAACAACGACCGACGCGGAGATTTTGACCGCCCAGGTATCCGCGCTATCAACAAAGCTGGGGACGCTGGACCCAGGTACGCCAAAGTTTGAACTTTTTAAAAAAGCGGTTGACGCCGGCAATGTTGCCCTGGCCGCTATGGGCGTGGCTACTGTTAAGCTGGACGAGGCCCAGGAGGGCGCGGAAGAAAAAACCGTTAGCCTAACCACTAAGTTGAGGCAAATGCGGGAGGAGTTGGCGCTAATGGCCATAAATGGCGAAGAAAACAGCGAGGAGTACACCGAGTTGAGCGACGCGGCCGGCGAACTGGCAAACCAGATAAGCGGGGTAAGTGACCGGGTTAAAAACTTAGGGTCCAGTACTAAATATTTGGATGCTGGCATAGGTGCTATAACAGGTTTAGCCGGTGCGTTTACGGCGGCCCAGGGCGCCGTTGCTTTGTTTGGCGGCGAAAGCGCAAAAGCCCAGGTTATCATACAAAAGGTTACCGGGGCTATGGCTGTTTTACAGGGTATCCAGGCGCTGGCAAATGCTCTAAATAAAGATAGCGCACTGGGAATATTGTTACTAAGCAGAATGAGAGCGGCCGACACCACGGCGGCAATTGCGGAGACAGCGGCCACGGCCGTACAGACAGAGGCAACCGTTGTGGGTACGGTGGCCACGGAGACCAACGTTGTAGCGACCGAGGCCCAAATTGTCGCCACCGAGGCCCAGGTTGTGGCCACCGAGGCGGCAACCACGGCAACCGCTGGATTAACAGCGGCTTTGTTGTTAAATCCCTTTACGTTGATTATCGCGGCTATAACATTAGCCGCTATTGCGTTAATACAATTTGCAAGCGCCAGCGGCGACGCGGAGGAGGCGACCGCCAAACTTAACGCGGCCCTGGAAAATCAAAAGGACCTGTTTAAGGACCAGTTAACAGCTGACGACAACTTAACAAACCTACGTATTGCCAATGCAAACAAAAGGGGCGCAAAGGATAGCGAGATTACCGAGATAGAAATAAAGGGGCTAAAGGAGCAAATACAGACCAGGCAAAATTATACCCGGTTTCTAACGGAGGAGTCCAAAAAACTTGCAAAGTTGCACGACGACGAAATACTGGACGACAAAGAGTATTACGCCCAGTCGGATAAAATAAGTAAGGAGCGCCTGGCAAATTCTGACGCTATTGTTGCCAGTATGGCCCAAATAGATCTAAAAGCGATAGCGCAAAAACAGCAAACTATAACGGAGCAGATTGCCCTTAACCAGGCCCTGGTTGCCCAGGAAAATGCAGACTATAACGAGCGTAAAAAATTAGGTGCGTTACTGGTCCAGTCAATCAAAAATATCCGGGACGAACAGTTAAAGGGTATGGCAGAGGGCAACAAAAAGGAGATAGTACAATTAAAAAACTCTGCAAAGGACCGTATAGACAATATCAAAGCGAGTAATAGGGATTACCAGCAAACTATCCGCCAGAATAACGCGGAGATAACCCTGTTAAATCAACAGGCCGGCGCCGGTTTGATAGACCCTAAAATTGCGGCCGCCAAAATTTCAGATTTGAGGGGGCAAAACGCGTTATACTCCAAAATAATAAAGCAGGGCGTTGCCGAACAAAAAGCCATACAGGCCGGCCTAAATGCCGAACTGGCCACACTTGAAAAAGAATATCAGCGCAAACGACTGGAGGCGCGTTTGGCGGCAAACGTTGAGATTGCGCAAAGTGAAAAAAACGGCCTACAAAAGGACCTTAACGTTTTGGCCGCTGGTTTTGAGCAGAAAAAAAACCAGATAAATACCCAGTATAAAGACGAGATAGAATTAAGGGACGCTCTGTTAAAAGCCAACGAGGCGAAATATAACCGGGAGGTTTTAAGGTTAAGACAGGAGGCCGCGCTAAAAGAGGTTGAACAGGACGAACAGCTGGACCAGATACGCGTACAGCTATCCGGTAAGTTCAACGAGAAAAACAAAAAGCAACAACAGTTACTAAATATTGAATTGCTTAAAATCCAGCTGGAGTATGCAGAGAAAAAGCTGGAGTTACTGGTGGACGACGGCACCAAAGAGAGCCAGCTTGTTATTGCCCAGCAAAAAAAGTTAATAGCAGATTTACGAAAGCAGATAAAGGACGGGCTAAAAGATACCCAGTCCTTTGATGTTTTTGATTTGTTCGGTTTATCTAACCTGGACGACAATGCAAAACAGGCGCTTACAACAGCCTTTAATACGATTAAAGATAGTATTTCCGGAATTACGGACGCCATTGTTGCCCAGTACGACCGCCAGATTGAGGCAAAGCAAAACCTTATCGACGAAACGGAAAGCCAAATCGACGACCTGGAGGCCCAGCTGGAGAGAGAGAAAGGATTACAGGCAAACGGCCTGGCAAACAACGTGGCCGCCATACAGGCCCAGCTGGACGCAAAGAAAAAGGAGAAAGAGGAGGAGATTAAGCAACAACAGGAATTAATCAAGAAACGCCAGGCGGTCCAAAAGGCCCAGCTGGCTATTGATACCGCCGCGGAGGCGTCGGGGTTAATCGTTTCGGCCGTTAACATCTTTAAATCATTTTCAGCTATCCCGTTCGGCCTGGGTATCCCGCTGGCAATTGCGGCCGTGGGCTTAATGACAGGCGCGTTTATTACAGCAAAAGCGAACGCATTTAGCGCGGTAAATGATAACGCCGTGCAATTTGGAGAGGGTGGTTTAATCGACGGTAAAAGCCACGACAACGGGGGTCAACGTTACCGATCTATTGATGGCGGCGGCGGTGTTATTGAACTGGAGGGCGGGGAGTACGTTATGAGAAAAACCGTTACCGACCAATACGGCGACTTTTTAGACGGATTGAACAATGGCCAGCTAACCGAGGACCAGCTAATGGAGTTTTTAGCCGGTACAGGCGTAACGCTGGCCACTACAGTACAGAACGAGGGCGTTACCGAGATAAGAGCCAGGGACGACGCGAAAGTGGCGTATATCGCTTTAAATGGCGTCAGCGAGAATGCGGAGGATATAAAAGTTATGCGCGAAGCCCTGGAGTACCTGGTGGCCCGCAAAAGGTCCGACCCTATGCAATGGGAAGATAACAAGAACTTTTATATTAAGGACGGCCAAACAAAAACCACCTATAAAAAAACCGAGTAATGAGTAAAAAAAACTATAGATACACGATTACCGACCGGCTGGGTAATTTTAAGGTCGAGCCATTAGGGGAGGCTGATTTTAAACTTTCCTGGAGTTATCAAGACGACGGTAAAAGTTACTACAAAGAGGAGTTACCCAGTAAAATACTATTTGTAGGCGATGCTTTTAGGCGACTGTATAAGCTGGAGCGCTCAATATACCGGTGCGATTATATCCCCATAATGGTAGAGCGCCGTTGTGTAACTAACGGGATAGAGACCTGGGCGCCGTGGTTTGCCGGTCGTATCGCTTTAAACGATGGGGATTTTGACCTGGACCGTTGCACCATAGAGTTAAAGCTATCCGAAACCCAGCTTTACAGTTGCTTTGAGGATAACAAGGGCCAGGAGATAAATGTACTCGATCTATTAGCCATAAGGCGGACGGTTTCGTTAATTCCACCAGATATTGAACTGGAATTTTTGACCCAGCATGTAACAACCCACCCGGAGACCGGCGTGGGTTGTGGTGGTTTTGCCTGGGAGGGTCCCGGTACTTTTGGAGATTACGGCTGGGCCGCTTACCATAACGTACAAATATATACGCCAGCCCCGCCTCCGTTAGATGATGGCGGAGACGGCCCCAGTTTATTTGCCGTTGAGCCGTCTACAGATACATGCGATGTTACCACGATGTACGCCAGGCAGGTTACAAATGTGCCGTGCGGTGGCGCGTCGCCTGGCCCTGACTGGATTGCAATAGAGCCGTTTTGTTTGCCTGGGGACGATGTAGGCGTTTTTCAGAAATATGCGAAGCCGGCCAGTATTTATAATTGTCAATACACCTATCCGGTAGAGGGCGATTACAATAATTATACAATGAGTTGCCAGGTTATAGGCAGTAGCGCCGGCACCGGTAGCGGAGCGATAAGCGCCATAGATAACGGGGTGCCGCTGGCCGACATTTTAAGTTATTTCGTTAGTAATTTTTGTGGCGGAATGATTGTAAAATCTGATTTTTTCCAGATTAACCCGGACGTTGTTACAAACATCAACTATGTTACAAACCAAATATCAAAGGTTGATAATATAATTGTTTTCCAAAAATCTGACGTTAAGCGGCCGACGGTTTCGGGTAACGCCACAATTGCAAAAATAAACTGGGAACAGCTTTTAAAAACGCTGATAACCATGTTTAATACTACCTGGAGGATAACGTACGACGTTGGCCAGGGTGCAAACGTTTTTCGGATTGAGCATGTAAAATACTTTGATACACAGGTTATCGGGCTTGACCTAACGATACCGAGATACGCGGAGTTTGTTAAAAATATGCGTAGGTATAGTTATGATAACCCCAGCATACCCAGGGAGGAGCGGTTTACATTCATGGAAAACGATTATTACGGGGATTTTCCAGGTTTGCCGATAGTATATAACGACGCGTGCGTTACCTCCAAAAATGCAAGCGGGGTTAAAAATTACCCGGTCGAAAAAGTTACAACCGACGTACAACTATGTTTAAGCAATCCGGACCCGGATAGTAGCCGCGTATCTGACGACGGATTTGTTTTTGTATCCACCAGATTAGTTGCCGGCGTTTATCGCATCAACAGCGAGGCGCCAATTTTGGGCGGTAGTGTGCTTAACAATTCGTTTGCATGGGCGCAATTACACCGGGATTACCACCGATATAACCGGCCTTTAAAGCGCGGGAATATGAACGGGCAACCAACGGATTTTATTACGGTACGGCCAACAAAGAAAGGGGTAAAGTTAACTGTACCCCTTTGTTGCGGAGATACTTTTGAGCCTGATAAAAAGGTAAAAACGGCCCTGGGTATCGGTACTATAAACAAGGCGGAATTTTCGTTTAAATCTGACACCATAGAGTTAGAATTACTATACCAGGCGGATGCAGATCTAACAAGCAATACGCCGCCGGTCGCCGGTAATGATATTGTCACCATTTACCAGGGCCAGACGATTGATATTGATGTACTGGCGAACGATAGCGACGCGGACCCAGGAGCAACCATTACCGCGGTTGAGATTGTTATACCGCCGTCAAGTGGTACCGCAACCGTATTGCCAAACAAAAAAATACGATATGTGCCTAATCCTGGTTTTAACGGCCAGGATATGCTTGTTTATAGGATTTTGGACGACTGGAGCGAACCGAGCAACAACGCCCTGGTCGTAATAAATGTTAACCCTACTAATACCGCGCCGGTGGCCGGGGCCGTAATTTTTAGCACGCTCAAAAATGTACAATTAAATGAGCCGGCGCCGGGAGCATTGGCCAATAGCACGGACGATATAGGTTTTGTATTGCAGAGTTACACGCAACCGGCAAACGGGATAATTTCAATTAATCCGGACGGGGCGTTAACATACACGCCTAACAATGATTTTACCGGCCAGGATCTATTTACGTTTACCCTTATTGACGACCAGGGATTAACAGCAACGGGCAACGGTATAATTAACGTTAGGGACCCTAACGCCCCGGTTGCCAATACCGATAATTATACCACGTCCAAAGATATTACCCTAACAGTTGCGGCACCTGGAGTAAAGGATAATGATACCACCACAATAGGGTCGTTATCGGTAATTGCAGAAACAAAAACAACCGACCAGGGCGGTACGGTCGCTATAAATGCAGATGGCAGTTTTACCTATACCCCGCCATTAAATTACCTGGGTATGGATAGTTTTGATTACGACGTTACTAACGGCACATTCACAACAACTGGGCTGGTTAAAGTCAAAATAAACCCGCCGGTATATATTGATTTTGTCTATACCGAAAATAGTAACATAGCACAAATAAGAGATTGCCCTATTGAGATACCAGAGGGGCCGCCGTCAACCGCGCCAATATCCACCGGCGGATTTACCAGGACGGGGACCTATCATTTGTATTTTTACCAGGATGGCGGCAAAACGGTGCCTTATGACACAACAGGGCTGGGTATGACGGTCCAAATACATAGAAAACAAACCGACCAGGCCGGCAATGGAGACCCGATTTTTATTGCAGAGACGGACGAAGTTGTGGGATTGACCGGGTTTGATATGGTTTTATTTACCGGTGCCGTTGAGGTCCTGGATAAAGATTGTAATTCCGTACAGATAAGTTACTATAAAATTGAGTATTCACTAACGAGCGTACCAGTAGAATAAAATTATTATGATTTACAACAGCACGCCGGGCGCGTTCCCCTGGTATGAAAAAAAGGAGCAACAAAACAGGTATAGGGAAAATTGCGAGGCGGATTGTGATATGGCGCTGATAAGCCCTAAAAACGCGCTTTTACCCTGGCAATGGTACCGGCCACGTACGCCCAGGCCGATACTGGGATGGATTATTGAAAACGTTACAACGGGCGCCACCTTTGACCTGGCGCCCAGCATAGCGACGAAAATAAAGGCCCGGACAATGGAGGGTAACGATTACTTTTATTACGATGGGTCAGCGCTAACAGTTAAGCCGGCGACCGGCCCCAACGTTCCACTAAATTTGCCGACTGGGTTTTACCAGTCGGTTTTACTGTTTGGTGGAGTTGGCAATAATCGTACGTCTGAAATGTTTTTTATCCCCCCTAACGACGCGTTTAACGTTGAGGATATTAACATTAATTATCTAAAACTTACCTGGTCTAATCCGTGCAATATTTTGCCTTTTTATTATGAGGACCAGGTTTTTAAAAATGTTGTTTATCTGGATACCATGATTACGGCAAGCGAGCCGGAATTAAGCCAGGACGCCACAAAGGACGGCGACGATAACGATATACCGACATTTCAAAAAACAGTTATCCCGTACTACATTAATTTGTTTGTACCCGATTTTTTAAAGGTGGCTTTATTCGTTATCCAGATGCACAAAAATGTTACCCTCGTATCAAAAAACGGAATTAATACCGCTAACCTTAAATACATTAAGGTTGACAGCCAGGTTGACGTCCCCGGTTGCAAATCGACGGTTAAAATTACATTCCAGCAAGATATTGCAATAATACTGGGGTCGTGTTGTGATAACCTGGTTGCCCAGGGTTGCCCAGGGCCAGCGGCGGTATTAAATGGCGTTGGATATGCCGATGGGTTTATTACCATAGCCGGCACGGCCGACCCTAATACCTGGATAAATGTTTACGGCGCAATGGTAGAGGCTGGCCCGTATAGTTTGGTTGCCTCAAATATTGAGTACAGCGCTTTACAAAGTGGTGTTAATCAAATCCCTGCAATGGGGTACAGCTGGTTTAAAATAGAGGCCAAAAACTTTAACTGTACCTATGCACTTAGTAACGCCTCACAAATAGCAACGTTTACAAATGTTCGTACCCAGACATTTACCGGGAGTTGCCCAGCTGGCCAACATGACAGCACGCCAACGCCGTTTACCAGAACCTATGTATCTCAAATTAGCCAGGCCGACGCGGATAATATGAGGGCGGCGGATAACGCGCAATATTTGGCAGATGGCCAGGCCCAGGCGGATGCAAACGCAACGTGCGTACCTAACGCTGTTTATAGTTATGATAGGGTGCAATCATTTACGCGTAACAATTGCGCTCCAGGCTATGCCGGCACATCTGTAAACTTTAGCAAAAATTACACATCAACAATTAGCCTGGCGGATGCAATGGCCCAGGCGGCCGCGGACCCTAACTATACGACCCAGGGCCAGGCATTTGCTAACGACCCGGCCAACGGAGCGGTTTGTAACGCTTTGCCAACTTTCAGCGCCACCAGGACCCAGAATTTTACCCGGAATAATTGCGGCGCTGGGTTTACGGGCGGGACCGTTTCATTTAGCAAAACATTTACCTCGACCGTTAGCCAGGCGGATGCAGATAACAAGGCCGCAACGGACCCAGATTATAACACGGATGGGCAGGCATACGCAAACAACCCGGCCAATGGCGCCGCCTGTACTCCAGAAACTGAATATACGGCCACCAGGAGCGAAGATTTTACAAAAAATGATTGCGAGGAGCCTTTACTGGGGACGGTTGTACCATTTACTAAAACGTACACGTCAACAATTAGCCAGGCCGACGCGGATAACCAGGCGGCGACCGACCCGGATTTTGATACGGAGGGCCAGGCGTATGCCAACACAAACGGGGATTGTTTCGACGATGGCGGCGGGAGTGATCTCGTTTCTTTATCAGCGCCAGGAGTGGCCAGCGCAACCATAAAAACCAGCGGCGGCGGTACAGTTGCCGTGCTTAGTGTTGGTGCCGGTGGTGGAGGAGACAGCGATACCATACTGGGCGGTACTTTTACGGTTTTGGTTAGTGCAACGTCTGGGACCGGTAATTTTAGCGCCAGTATAAGCGCGGCAAATGGGTCGTTTGGAGATACCGCGTCGAGCGGCGGGACAATTCCATTTACAGGCGTACAAAGCCCATTTGATATAAGCGTATCGGAAGTATAATTTATTAACGACGGCAAAAAAAACCGTTATATTTGACTAAATATTAAACTTTTAATTTTTATAAAAACAGTATGAAACCAACATGTGCAACTAATTGCCTGTATGATTTACCTGGGGTAAATTACAACAATTGCGGTCCGGAGGTATTTGCGTCCCAGTTGAGGCGCTTATTTATCGGAAAATTGAACGCCCAGCCGTTCACTAACTGGAAACTCTTAGCAGAGTGGCAAACCCGCGTAAACCAGTCCTCGACAGTAGGCAACGATTATATCCGCGCCCTAACGGTAACCGGCGAAAAACCAGCACCTGGTAACGTTACCAAAAAAATTGATAACGGTATTACGGCCCAGGTAGGTAAGGACCATACCATACCGTTTACTACTTACCAGGTAACCGATGAAAATTACGAGTTTATGCGTGCTACAGAGTGCGGTATCCAGGTCCGTTTATTCGCATACGAAACAATGGGCGGCGTATTTTTCGGATCTAACGAGGGCCAGATTGTTACTATCGTTATGGACGACGTTTTACCAGGTGGAGACGACGACCTGGAAAACCTGACCGGTAATTTAACCTGGCGCTCAAAATTCAGCTTTGAGAGGTTGAAAGTAAGCCCGGTTTTTGATATAGACTTTAACCTGGGCGGCTCTGTACCGTCAACGTTTGATACTATACAAACTTTTGCAAGTGCAACGAGCGCGACCGACGCGGGCGTTACTACGCTTGTAGGGGCGACTGACCCGGACCTGAAATTTGAGTTTAATGAAGTGACGCCGCGCCCAGGTTTACCTATAACAATGGTGTTAAAATCTGGCAGTACGGAAATTGCCAGCATAGACGCCACCACCGATTACACCGGCGACGCCTGGAGGTTTACCGACGCCAGCGGGGCGGTGTTTACCGGGGTGTTTGCGGACGGGGACGTTGCACTAAGCTAATTAATAGATCTTAAAACGAAGCCCGGCCACAAACCGGGCTTTTTTCAATTGTAAAAAAAATGAGCAAAATTATAACAAGCGGTCCGTTTGCATTGGTTGCAAGCGCTAACGCAAACCTGGCAGATATGGGCTTAACAGCCGAAAATTGTTTAAAAGTATATGAGGTGGACGGCGATTTTAAAAGCTGGAGACCAGGCGGGACCCTTAACAATGTTACCGCTGTAGAAGCCGGCAAAGGATATATAGTTTACGTCGTTGATGGGGAAACGATAGATTTAACCGAGTGGTTTGATGTGGCTACGGGTGAGGGTGTAGGTATTTTTTTATCAGCAATGCCAACAGCAACCGGCGGCGGTAGCGGATATTCATATACCATAGAGTACCTTAACAGTAGTAATGTTGTTGTAGGGTCGGATAAAGTTAATTTTCAGGGTCCCCCATACTTTTTTAAACAGTCGTCTGCAATCCCAGTAACAGCAAACGCGTTTAGGGTTGTGGTTGACCAGCCAGGCACATACGGCAAAGTTGCCGGCGTTAGTTATGGCAACGGGAGCGGTACAATTGTAAGCAATAGCCCAGTACAGCCGGAAATTTTAGATACTGGAGATGTTATAATGCAGGGTCCGACATCATGGTTTGAAACGGGCCTATCTCTATCAGTATTCCTTTTACAGGCATTGCCGCACGTTGTGGCCGTTAAGAATAATGTAAATAAATCTTTAGGTATAATGCTTTTAGATAACTCTGGGGTCGTTATAGACCAGGTTTCCCAAATCGACCCGATGGACGGAGGTTATAACCTAACTAAAGCCGTGATAGATGCAAACCCGGGCGCTACTTCAATAGGTTTCCGGATTATTGCAAACGAGACGTACGCGGCCAATATTACTGTAATAAGCAAATCCAGCGGCGGCGGCTCTTATTCTGGGATTTCGGCCCCGGTTGCTCTGGCCCAGTCTTATGAGAGCGTTGTTGCCATTGGTATTGATATTGATTTTGATGATATGTTTATCGTTATAAATTAGATTTTATGAAACGTTACCAGGCAAAAAAGAACGTTAAGTTTAAAACCGCGGGACTTAACGCCGAAAATTGCAATCGGGTCTACCATTTGCACCATGAAAATTATAAATCATGGTCGCCAGCTGGTACCCTTAACGCGATAGAGAAAGCGGAAAAAGGCCAGGTTTATGCGATGGACCTAAAGGCGGAAGTTAATTTATCAAAACACTTTAAAGCATTAGACTAATGAGGACATTAATAGCAGGGGCGAACGCGGCCACGGCAAAGGTATCCGTTGCCCTATCGACCATTTTTAATAATACAAATTGTGAAAGGATTTACCATGTACAGGGTAATTATATCAGCTGGGACCCAGAAAAAACCCTAAACGCATTCACGGAGTTAGAGGCTGGAGACGATTATTTGATTATAATGAAAACCAGTTTAGAGGTTGACGACGAGTTTTTAAGCCTGGGCGATGCTGGAGGCGGCGCTGGGGAGAGCGTAATAATAAATCAATCCAGTAACGCCGTTGAGGTTTCCTGGTGTGCAAGCGGAGACCCGGCCAGCCAGATAGGCGATAGGGTTGTAATTGCGCCAAACGGCGGGCTTTACAAATTTACAGCGCCACCGGTGGGGTCTGGATTTTTCTACCTGTACGGTGCGGGCGGTTGCATACAGCGGAGTTTAATTTATAAACCAGGAAGTCCGGATTACGTAGCCCAGACGGTTAGCGCTGATTGCTCTGTACCTCCAGGCGGAGCAATTTTTAATTTTCCGTCCGACTTTACCACGCCAATGTATGCAATAATTCAAAACCCTGTAGATACGGGTTGTTTTGGAGTTATCAATAAATCCAGCGTTGATATAACTATCGAATTAAAAAACGTTAGCGACGCGTTTGTTGATGGCATAACGCTGGTGCCTGGCCAGGCGCTTTTAAGAAACCATAATTATTTTAGATACGATAATTACCGCTGGGAATTGGAATTTGCCGGCGGGGTAACTCTTAAAAAAGAATTTATAAACGGGCCAGCCCAGGGGGACGGCATAACGCTGGAGGATACGGCGGTTGTGGGGTCCGATACGATAGATGTTGAAAACCCACACACTATTAAAATTGCGGTTTATCGCGACAATGTTTAAACCGAAACCCCGGCCCTGCAAAGGTAGCCGGGGTTTTTAGTGGATTGATTTTTGAGGATTGTTTTTAAATATTTCATATATCTTTACACCTACGGAAATGAGCAACAACGCACACACTCAACAAACCAGAACAGCTACCATAATGGAGAACCTAAAATTTTCGGTTAAAGACGTTATTCAATTTTTAATTTATGCCGTCACCCTCGTTATTTTCTTGCAAAATATGAGCAATAAAATAGAAAGGCTGGCCGAAAATGTAGCCACCTTGCAAGCTGATAAAAAGGACGAAAGCGCCAACATAAAGGCGTTTATAGGTAGCTTTGAAACGCGTGTAAATCAAAACACCCAGGATATTATGTTGCTAAAACAACAAATGCAATTCCAGCAATCATTAAAATCAAAGCCTTAAATCATGTACTGGATATTTAAAATTATTGGCCTTTTGCCGTTTGTAAATTGGCTATCCCCGTCCTTTGAGGATAATACCGGCCACGCCAGTTACCGCCGGCTTACTCCCTTTTTTCTTACCGGCGCCGCCATTTACATTGCAGTCGTACAGATAAGCGACGAAAAAATAAAAATGCAACTGGTGTACGCGTTCCTAATAATATCCGCCTTTTTTGCGTCGATAATTACCTTTCAAAATATTTACAGTCTTTACGTGGCCTGGAAAGGCGGCCCGCCAGTACCAACGCCACCAGACACGCCACCGGCCGAACCTATTAAGCCGGCCGACCCGCCCGAAATACAACACATAGAGGGGGACGTAAAGCTGACCTAACAAAAAAAGCCCGGTATTTTTGCCGGGCTTTTTCTATTTTTGGACTTAATCAAAAATTCAAACATGAAAAAACTATTAATTTTTGTTGCCCTGGCCGCGGCGGTCGGGTGCAAAACGCCCGAAATGGTCGCGCTAAAGTATTACAGCGACAACCCGGGAAAGCTGGCCGCTATTTGTGCAACTAATTACCCGGTCCGGGATAGCGTAGGCAAAGCGGAGGTATTGCCGTCTAACAATATCGACCATACCCAGGAAATAGATAGCCTGGGCCAGCTGGTGAACAATTTAAAAGGCCAGTTAGAGGTTGACGCGTCTAAAATAGCCGCTGGGGGCCAAATCAGCGCCCAGGAGGTCGCGAAATACAAAACCCAGGTAAGTACCCTGCAAAAGGCAATGAGTGATTTACGCGGCTCATACGTGCGATGTAAGCCAGATACTATAAAGGTGCCAATATACAGGGAAAGCACGGCCAGGGTTGCGGCGCTCCAGGCAACGCTACAGGGGATTACAAGCCAGCTGGATAAAACACAAACTAACCTGGATAACATAACGGAGGACCGTAACCGCTGGCGGTTGATTGTGATAGGGATAGCGGCCGTCCTGGTCGTTTTCTTTTTAGGTAGATTAATTTATTTCAAATATTTTAAAAAGTAGAGCCATGAAAAAAGGTATTGATCTGTACAACATTTTAACGCCACACGTCGGCGAAGTTTATTTACTGGGCGCCCTGGTCCCTAAAGATAATCCTAACTGGCGCGGACCCTGGGATTGCGCGGAGACGATTGCCTGGGGTATATACCAGCTGACCGGCAAACTATACGGTTGCGCTAACAACAACGGTAAGCCGTCAACCGCCGACGCCTATACCGGGTTTCTGGACCGCGACGCCCGTAAAATGGGCATAATCATAACGGTGGACCAGGCTAACAGAACGCCAGGCGCAATATTGTTGCGCGTTGCCGCTGACGGCCAGGTAGGCCACGCGGTGGTATGTGATGGAAAGGGCGGGACGATTGAGGCCCATAGCAGGAAAACCGGCTTTATAAAATCGGTGGTTACCGGCCGCCGCTGGAGTTACGGTATTTTGGTACCCTGGATAGAATATGAGGAGAGCGCGGCCCCATTTAAAACCGTACCCCCGGTATCAACTATTTACCGATTTAAAACCCCTATAATGGAGGGGCCGGTTGTTGTGGCAATACAGACGAAATTAAAGGCCCTGCGCTTTTATAAAATGGCAGTTGACGGTAAGTTTGGGCGCGGTACATTTGAGGCCGTACGCGCTTACCAGGATACTAACGAACTAAACCCGGACGGCGAAGTGGGACCAAAAACAGCCGCGTTGCTAAACATTCAAATTTAATAGTACTTTTGTCGTACTCATTCTTACCTGTTAGCGGACTGGTGCGAAATGGTTACTTTTTGTTTGACGGACCCAGGGAAATAAGCGCCCTGGGTTTTTTTATTTCAAATAATTTGCAAATGACAAAAAAAAGCAGATATATTTGTCAGGTCAAACAATTAATCAAAATCATGAAAACGTATTATTTCACTTTTAAAGGCACCGATTTTACAGTTAATGCCGATGGATTAACAGGGGCGTGGCAACTGGCAAACGTCCATATAGGGTATAAAGAATATGATCAAGTTGATGGTCTTTTAATCCGGGGATTTTTAACACATAATTTTATAGGTCCACTTTTACCCAGTCAAAAATTAAGGTTAGATTTTGCTTATTAATATGAAAACTGAAATTAAAACATTGCTGGAGCAGTTGGCCAACATCAACAAAATGACCAAAATAAGCGATAAATATTATAGGGGTCCAGCTGGCACGCTATTTAAAATTACTTCATTTGGATTTCATACCGTTACCTCAATAACAGAGACAATAGAGGCCGGCGAAATTGAAAAATCATTACGCAAATAATATGGTAAAAAAACAGAGATTACTGGTTTCGGTTTCGGGTGGGCGTACGTCCGCCCTTATGGCTTTTATGCTATGGACCAGGTATAAAGACGCTTACGAATTTCTATTTATTTTCGCTAACACCAGCAGGGAAAAAGAGGAGACATTATTATTTGTACACCAGCTGGAGCAATATTTTGGTTTCCCTATTGTCTGGGTTGAGGCCGTTGTACACCACGGCCGCCGTAAATCATCAACGCACAAAGTAGTTAACTATCAAACAGCGGCCAGAGACGGATCCGTTTTTGAGGAGGTAATTAAAAAGTACGGCATACCAAACAAGAAATTTAAACATTGTACACGCGAACTAAAAACAAATCCGATACGTAGTTACGCCAAATCAATAGGATGGGGGCATCATAAAAAATATACCACGGTAATAGGTTATCGTTACGACGAAAAAGCCCGCGTAGGCAACCCGGAAACTCAAAAAGATAAAAACCAATGGTACCCTCTTTATGACTGGCAAATTAAAAAACCAGATGTTGCTGTTTTCTGGAAACGTCAAATTTTCGATTTGCAGTTACCGGATTATGACGGTAATTGTAAATTATGCTATAAAAAAAGCAAAAGAAAATTATTAACCCAGATTAAGACAAAGTCAGTTACCGAGGAGGATATTGCCTGGGTTGCCAGGATGCAGACAGATTACGCCCAGGTAAAGCCCAAAAAGATGCAACATGATAAGACGCCTGTACGGTTTTTTAGAGAGGGGGAAACGATAGAGGATTTACTGGAGGAGGCTAAAGAGGATTTTAAAATTGCGGTTGACCAGTCTTTAAAAACTGATAATGCAGATTATGATTTCGACCTTGACGAGCAGGAGAGTTGCGCAGAAAGTTGCGAACCTTTCCAATAAATAACTACCTTAGTATAAAGTTTAATACGGTATCATACTGGGGCCTGGCGTTATCGCTGGGCCTTTTTTGTTGTATATACATTTGATATATTTTTAATTTGTGTTGGATATATGTTTAAAGTTTTTTCTATCATTGCAGAAATAATCTTTTAAATATATGGACGAGGACAAAGAAAAAACAGTTTACGAGCGCACTATTGACAGCAACTTACATAAAGCCTGGCAACGTTTTAGACGCCGTGGGGATGGGGATACATTAAGCAAAGCGCTGGGTTTTTCCAGGCCGGTTATTGACCGGGCGTTAAAACACGGATACGTTAAAACAGCGGGATTGTCGGATGCTATCAGCAAATTTTTTAGTGATAGACTGGAGGGCGAAAGGGTCGAGGGGGATAAATTAAATAGTTTGATGGACCAAACAGCAAACGCCCCCGCCGCCTAATGGAAAACGATAACATACACCGTACAGACCAGGACCTGGAGGTACGGGAAATAGAACCCAGAGAGGCCACGGTTAGCCTCATTACCAGGGCGGAAATGGAAACGCAATTATCCTGGGCCGAAAGCCACCCGCGTAGTTTAACCAAATTTCGGGACCGGGCATTAAGCCTGGCAACCTTTAGCGTGGGCGTTGCCGCGTCGTGCGAATACGCTTTAAAAAAGGGAGAGGTTACCCACCTGGGGCCGTCGGTCCGGTTAGCGGAGATTGTGGCCAGTACATACGGTAACCTCCGTTATGGCTCCAGAATAGTTGACAACGACGGCCGGGTAATAACCGCCCAGGGGTCGTGCCATGACCTGGAAAATAACACCAGCGGCAACTTTGAGGTAAAGCGCCTAATAATCGACGAACGCGGCCAGCGCTTTAACGACGAGGGTATATTACTGGCCGGCCTGGCCGCAAACGCTATAGCAATCCGCAACGCCATTTTTAAGGTTATCCCCAGCGCAATTATTATGGACATTATGGCCGACGTGCGAAAGGTGGCAAAGGGGACGATTGAGACGTTGCCAGAGCGCCGGGACGCGACGGTTAATTACTTTATGGACCAGGGCGTAAAGGCCGCCCAGATTTGCGAATTAATGGAGGTGGCCAGGATTGAGGATATAGATCTGGATAAGCTGGCGGTATTGAACGCGTACCGGGCAACGGTCGAAAACCAAGAGGGCGTCCTAAAGGACATTTTCAAAATTAAGCCGGGTCACAAAAAAGCCGCTATCAATAAGTCAAACAAAGCCCTGGAGGAGTTACACAAAGTACTTGACAAAAAGGGTATTAAAAAACCACCGGTTAAAAAATGAGGAGCGATTTAATATTTGTAGATACTAAGCAAATGGACCTTATGGCCTGGCTCCAGTATCGAAAGGGCGGCGTCGGTGCCTCTGACGTCGGTTGTATCCTGGGGCTGGACCAGTATAAAGCCAGCATTCAGTTGTTTTACGAAAAAATCGGGGACGATATAGGGTATAACGTCGAAAACATACACATGTTTATGGGTAAGGAGCAGGAGGCGTTTGTTGCTGATCTATGGCAGTACTGGGGCGGAAGTGAGGAGAGTATGATTGTAAATAAGCGCCAGGGCCAAATTATACGAAAATGCCGGCGTATGAATGCGTACGTTTTAAACCCAAAATATCCCTGGCTGTTCGTTTCCCTGGACCGTATCATTAATAAGCACGACGACAAAGAGGAGGGCGCCCTGGAGATTAAAACATTGTCCGGGCATGAGCAGGATAAGTGGGAAAGCGGGATACCTCCAAAGCACTTGATACAGGTACAGACCCAGATGGGGGTTTGTGGATTTGATTATGGAGAATTGGCTGTTTTGCGAGACGGCCGCCGTTTTGAGGTAACGCCATTTCCTTTTAATCCGGAACTGTTTGACGGCATCGTTGAGCATACGCACGAATTTTGGCAAAAGGTAGAGCGTGGTAAGGAGATACTTATCAAACGTTTCCAGGCAAAGAGCAATTTTAATTATAAAGATGTGGACGAACTAACGGCCGAACTGGCCGAACTGGAGCCACAACCGGACGGGTCCGACGCTTATACCTCATTTATGAAAGAGAAGTATAAGACAACCAGGCCAACGGGCAAAAAGGGGACGCCAGCGCAATATAACTGGGCCAGGGACCACCAGGCCGCCGCCGCTCAAATAAAGCAGTTAGAGGAGCAAAAAAGGCTATCAGAAAACAAAATCCGTAAAGCCCTGGGCGAAAGTGAGCGGCTGGATTTTGGAAAGGATGGTTTTGTTAGCCTACACCCCGACGTTAACGGCGTACGCCGATTTATAAACCGAGTTAAATAACAACATCTTGAACGACACACAACTGATAAGCGGGTACGCTCTGACCCGCGCCTGGTTTGATTTCGCATTTGAAAACCCGCGCCTGGTTAAGCCAGTACACGGGGTTTTGTATTTGTGGTGTGTGGAGAAAAACAATAGGACCGGCTGGATACGCGAATTTCAGCTACCTACTGACGAGGGTATGCAAGCCATAGGGGTTAAGGATAAAGAGACTTTTTTAAAGGCCGTAAAGGACCTGGCCGCCTGGGGCGCTATCCGCATTATCCAGGAGAGCGTAAATATTTACGTGGCCCGGTTTATTAGTCTTTACGATTGCAAATTATCCGCCGCCGGTTGCCTGGACAATGTATTGAGCCGTCCGATAAAACCCGACGCCACCCAGGACGCTTTACCGGCTGGCATACCTGACGCAACCACAGACGCCATACCGCCGGCTACACCTGACGCCACACCAACCAATAATAAACAGCAAACAAGTAAACCCAGAACTAAAAAACCAAAAACCGACAAACAAGCGCCGCCGCTATTCGCGCCGGTCGATAATTTACTAACCGGGTCCGAAACCAGTATTTACAATTTTGCAAAAAAATATTTTTTGGAGTTGTACCTGGAGCAGGTAAAATCCGGGGAATACTATTTTATGGCGGTCGATGGCAAAAAGTTAAAATCTATCATTACGAAAGTGATGTTTAAGGTTAGGGAGAAATTAAAGCCCAGGGAGAAATTTACGGAGGAGGAGATACACGGAGCAGTAAAGTATTTTTTCCACGAAGCGTACGTAACTGGCGACAAATGGCTACAGGCAAATTTTACCCTTACTAACCTGGATACCCAGTTTAACAGCATTTACACTAAAATTATTGAGGACCATGCAAAACGAAAAATTAGAGAGCAAAAAAACAACGGCGGTAGAAACGCACCAGCTACAGACCAGGGAGTTATCGACAAAATTAATCAGCGCTTTAAGTAGTAAGGACCCCCTGGTGAAAATTGAATTTAGAGAAATGGCCGGCGGATTAATTTACGGCGGCCGTCCTAATTTCCCGGCTATAATGCAGAGCGGTACCCAGTTGAGTTTAATAAAAAAACACTTCGCAAATCCCCCGGTACCGGCGAAAGACGGAACCCCAGCAATCCCAGGGAGCGACGGCACAAAAGAGACCGTCGGGGTTTTGTCGTTGCTGATAAATGATTTTCAAACCGGGTTTAACCTTATACGCCCGCTTACTGACGACCAGGTAGTTGATTTGGCTATCGACTTATTAACGGACTGGTGGGCGTACAAGCTGGAGGATTTTGTTAGTTTCTTTTTGCTGGCAAAAAAATCAACGTTCGGCCGCGTGCTGGACCGGATGGACCAGGATACCGTTTTTAAAATGCTGGCAGAGTACGACGCGTTGAGGGTTAGCCACCTGGCCGCGGAGCAAATGAATAAGCAGGAGGCAAAAGATAACCTTTCCCCATACCTGGAGGCCGACCGGGCCGACATTAGCCGGCGTACCGTTGATGTGGGCGGCGCTATTAAAGATTTTAAGGACCGGGTTAGCAAAATGCCCACTAAGCCAAAGCAATGAAAAAAAGAACGGATCTAATGACAGGGGAGGAGTACCTGGAGTATATGGCCGCCCAGGCTATCAAACGAGGGAAATATAATAACGCCTGGGTTGAGTATAACGGCCAAAAATTCCAGAGCAAAGCAGAGCGCGACCGCTTTATGGTCCTGGAGCATAAAATGAATATCGGAGAAATAGGGCGCGTTACCAGGCAAAAGGTTTTTGTAATTACCATTAACGGTATTGAGATTACAAAATACCGTTGCGACTTTTTTTATAAGACGTCCGAGGGCGCTTTTATCGTTGAGGACGTTAAGGGTTTCGTTACCGAGGAGTACCTAATCAAAAAAAGGCTTATGAAAGTTTGCTATAACGTTGATATTGTAGAGCCTAATCTGGATACACCAGCCACAAAGAAAACCACCAAATTTTATAATAGACGTAAAAAAGTTTAAAATAAGTTTGATATAAGTTTAATATAAATATATTTGCACAAACAAAAAGCAATTTTCGCCATGACGATTAAAGACACCACTAAGAAAAAAGGCGGCCCGAAAGGCGCCAAAATTAACCAGTCTACCGAGGTGGACAACACGGCAATAACCCCACATATTGAGTTGCCAACGATAGCCGAACGCATTAAGCAGGAGGTTGCAAAATTCAATCTACCATTGCAAAAAATAGCGGCTTTAAAAAAGCAACTAAAGGCTATGGAGATAGAGGGCGTTGCGGATAAAAAAGGTTACGCCGTTGTTGACAAATTCCGCAAAGATGTAAAAGGGCTGGCCGTGTTGGTTGAAAAAACCAGGGTACAATTGAAAGCCGATTACCTGGCAATGGGTCGCGGGATAGACGAGGCCGCAAAAGGTCTGGCCACGCCGTTACGTGAAATTGAGAAAGAGGCGGAGGATAAGCTGGCGGTTATAGATAACGAACTGGAGCGCGTGGCCAAAGAATTAGAGGAGAGCAAAGCCGCCGCGTTAAAGGAGCGTATCGACCAGCTGGAGGCAACCGGTTTAGTTTTCAACGGGGTTTATTACGTGCTGGGGGACATTAACGTGGGCGTTGAGACTATACAGGTTTTAACGATTGAGCAGTTTGCGGAGTTGCTGGACCGCGCAAAAGATGTTAAGGCAAAGCTGGACGAACAGGCGGAAAACAAACGTAAAGAGGAGGAGCGCCAGCGCCAGGAGCAGGAGCAGGAGCGCCAGCGCCTGGAGCAACAAAGAAAGGACCAGGAGGACCGCGAAAAACGTTTACAGGAGCAGGAGGACCGACTGGCCGAACAGCAACGCCAGGCCGACCACGCAAAGCATACAGCCCGCCAAAATCAATTACTGGCCCTGGGGTTAATATACAACCCGGTTGCCTCTGAATACCAAATAAAAACAGTTTCCGGGGACGTATCGGTGCCGGTGGCTGACCTAAAAGGTATGGAGTTAGCCGACTGGGACGTTAACCTGGAAATGGTTAAGGAACGGGCCGAAAGTATCCAGGCCAAAGAAAAAACCCGCCGCCAACAGGAGGAGGATTTTAACAACCGGGTCAATTTTAGAAATGGCCAGTTAAAGGGTTTGGGCTTTGCTCCGTATGATGCTGGGTATTATTTTAAAAATGTAGTTACTGACGGCCGTTTGAACGTTTACACAAACAATATACATAACGAGACGCCGGCCGCCTGGGACGATACTATAACATTTGCTAACGACTTTATTGCAGGAGAGCAAATTAAAGCTAAAGCCATAGAAGAAAATAAACGCCAGGAAGCCGAAAAAGCCCGCAAAGCCTTGTTATCTGACACCGTACAAATACAGGAATATATACATAGCTACCAGCTGTTAGAAAAACCAATTTTAAAAACGGATAGTGCAAACGCGCTTTTAAATAAATTCCAGGATAAGGTCGTTGAGGCCATGAAAGAGTTATTTAACTCCCTGGGCGTTGAGCAATAATTAACTGATCTATATAACCGGCTGGTCCCTTTCCTGGGGCTGGCCTTTACTTTTTATTTATGAAAATGGAAACCACCGACGAACAGGCCGCAAATGAGGCGCTGTTTAAAACCTGGCTGGACGAGTTGCCCAGGTACAAAACCGACGGCAACGCGGATAATGACGCCATTATTGTTGCCCATATTCAGCGAGGCGAAAGGGACGGCCAGCCGGTCGCCAGGGTCCAGGGGATGGTTAGCGGCGATACGGATAGCATTGCTGAATGTTTGCGCCAGCTGGGGGCCAACGACGGCGGCGTTGCTGGATCCATAATGTTTGCCGCTGACCTAATTGTTATGGACTTAAACGACGGTCACTAATGAGGTATAGCAAAGAACATACGGACAAACTGATTGCCCGCGTATTGCCCTTATTGAGGGTAACATATACCGAAACCAGGCGGCGCGTAAACAGGACCGGACGGGAGTTAATTGCCGCCGGCGTCCTGGAAACTGATAACGGAAAATTGATTTTACCAGATGGCGTTTACCCGGTTATTGAGAGCGTAAAAACAGAAATTAACCATAAGAAAAAACTGGAGGACCTTATTAGAAAGGCCAAAAGTGAGGACAACATGACCACGCTATTAGGGGCGTACGTGGCCAGGTACACAAAGGACCCCAACGATTTAAAAACAAAATAATCATTTAAACCATGACAGACAACAACAGACTGTACCCGGATATGAGCCGGGAGGAGCGGGAAAAATTGATGGCAAAGCAATGCCTACGCACCGAACAGGCCGAATTTGCCAGGACGTTAACGTATGACGACCTGATGAAAGAGCAGAGCGCGTACGCTAAATTTGGTATGAATTTGGCCAAAATCGAGGCCGAACTAAAGAGCCTAAAAGAAGATTACGCCGGCCGTATAAAGTCGGTTAAGCTATTGCAAGCGGAGGCGTTGAAAACCATATCAACCGGCAAAAGAGAAGTTACTGGAAAGTTGTATTTGTTTCCTGACCTACTAAACGGCAAAATGCGGTTTTTTGATGTTTACGGGGAGGAGATAGGTATGTTATCCAGGGCTTTGAGCCAGGACGAAAAACAGACCCGTATGTTTATTGGCGACGATAAGCCGGCCGCCTCTGACCAGGCAACCGCCTCCGCTAACGAAGCGGATACCCAGGACGTCCATTTTGAAGAGGTTAAGGAGGATAAAGAGGAGCCGATACCGACCGACGCCAAAGAGAAAAAAAAGGCGGCGGCTAAAGCGGCCAAAGCGGCGAAAATAAAAGCGGCCGAAAAAACCGAGGCCGAAGTTACCGACCTTAACGCCAAAGTGCAGGGTATGGCCGAAAGCCACCGTAAACGTAAAGAGGCCATAACAAACCAGGCTAACAACCCGGAACCGGTTGCGCCAGGTAGCGAGGAGCCAGCGCCGGCCGCCACCGTTGACAACGAGGCCCAGGCCGAAAGCGAAGCGCCAGCGGATAGCGAACAGCCACCGGTTGACCAGATACCCAGAAACGAAACGTTTATAGACCCTAAAGACGTTGGCGACGGGTTACCAGAGTAATTAATTTATCCACTTACCAGGCCCGGCATTGCGTCCGGGCCTTATTCAGTCAAACAATGAGTAAGAAAGTAGACGAGCCTAACGAAATGGGCGAATTTTGGCGGGCTATGCGTGCCGTTTTAAAAGAGCAACGCCAGGAAAGGGCGGCCGAAAACATGGAAAAATTAGAGGAGGTTGCAAACCGCCTGGAGTTGAAAGTACACCGGATAACCGATTATCAATTTAGGATAATGAAACCGGGATTTACGGCCCTGGATTATTACCCGGTATCCGGAAAGTTTAATATCGTTGGTACCAAAAAGTACACCCGCCAGGGACCGGATAAGTACCTAACCCAAATGTATCAACCAAATGGGGAGTAAGCTAAAGCGCGGGGCGGAATTGATTTTAATATCAACCGGCCAAACCGTATTTTTTCACCTGGAGGACAAAGGGGTTTATAAGGTTACCGACATTAAAGGCGCTCCGCTGGGCGCTGATATATGGCCAGTAAGCCCGGACGACGTTAGGGCCGCAAATAAAGCCCGTACAGCCATTAAAAAAGTTAGTGGTAAGAAAGCCCAGGACGATAAGCTGGAGGAGGCCAGGCGCCAATTGCGGGCTATCTGGTTTAATAAGTGGATAGAACGCCAGCCGCGGATTTGTGAAAATTGCGGAGGCCCGTTAAATTTCAGGCATTACCCTAACCCCAGGACCATTATAGCCCATATCGTGCCAAAGGAGCATTTTATCAGCGTTGAAGTTAACGACGATAATTTTTTTTATGCGTGCGGGGATTGCCACAATATTTACGACGGTAAGCACGGCCCGACCACAAAGGTTGAGGATATGCCGATTATACCAATTGTAAAAGAGCGCTTTAAAAAGTTTATGCACATGCTTAACCAGGAGGAGGTTAGGCGCTTACCACCCTTTTTATATGAGGTTTACACCCAAACAGGAGCCGCTAACGGATAGAGAGCAAAGCGCGAAAGGCAAAGCGGAGCGGCTAAAGGCGTGGTTTGATACAGCAACATTACCGGCAACGCCGTTTAAACTTGACGCCTGTATAACGGTGGTGGACTGTAATAAATTGGTCGATAAGTCAACCACCATATTAACCGAGGCCAGGCCATTATCTTATCCCTTTACAGTAGCTTATTTACACCTGTACCACTTAAAACAATACATTTTGAACAATGGACCCGCTAACGAAAATAACAACCAGTAAAGATATTGCCGCCAAAATAATTGAGTTTGGCATACAGCCCAGGGCCGTACTATGGCATTTGAAAGGGGATAAAGATATTTGGGAGATTGCGCCCTGGGACCCGCTAACAGAGTACGACCCGGATAGTAGCGTACCGGCCTGGACAAAAGAGGAGTTAGACGTTTTACTGGGTGGCGATGTAACGGCGCCGGCTTTGCCACAAAGCCAATACGCCAGGGTTGCAAACCCGCCAGGGGACGCGGCGCCGTTCCGGATTTGGGAATACCATTTTTACGAACTTACTAAGATGCAACGCTGGGAACGTACCGCCACAATGGTAAATCCTGGCTCTATGGCGTCGGGCTGGGTATTGCTTTACGCGCTGGAGAATAATTGGATTTTACCAGCTGACGCAAACGAGCGTTACGGCCAAATATTTCAATAATCAAAAAACAAAAAGCCATGATAACAAAAGAGGAGATTTTATTAAGCGAAGTAAAAGCGCTATCGTTTAAGGACCCCTACGCGTCCGCTATCGTGTATGAGGGTAAGCAGGAAACCCGGACCAGGCAAACGCATTACCGGGGCTTGTTACTGATATGCACCAGCTTAAAAGCGTTCACCACAACCGAGTTAAAGGAGTTTTCGAGCGATAAGCAAATTGAACATATGCAGGAAATGTATAAGGCAAACGGTTTATTCCTGGGGCGTTCAAATGACTGGGATACTAAAACGATGGGGTACGCCATTGGCATTGCGCATTTAAGCGGTTGTAAGTTGATGGGCGACCACGAAACCGACCGGGAATTAATGGAAAACAAAACGATCATACGATACGACCCCGACCGCTGGATTTGGGAATTATCCGACGTAACCAGGATACGGCCGTTTCCTTTTAAAGGCGCCCAGGGCTGGCAGACGTTAAGCGACCACCAAAAGCAATTTATAGAGCCATGCCAGTAGATTACAGCAAATACCCGACTAACTGGAAAACAGAAATAGTGCCGGCCGTTCTCAAAAGGGACGGCCATTGTTGTAAGTTTTGCCAGGTACCTAACAAAGCAATTATTTACCGACCGACGCCTGGGCAAGCAGACTGGGAATATATGCCAGAGGGTAGCGAGGCCGACGTGTTGGTTGATTTTGAGCCGAAAATAAAGTTTGTAAAAATCGTGCTAACCGTTGCCCACCTGGACCACGACGAAGATAACCACGACGTACAGCTGGAGCGCCTGGCCGCTTTGTGCCAGCGTTGCCACCTCCGTTATGATATTGACGAGAAACGGCACCGGCGGGAATTAAAGAAAAACGGCGGCGCTCAATTATTTTAAAATTAATTTGGTTATTAAACAAAGATATAACATATTTGAAACTTAAATAAAACACACATGAAAAAAGGCATCGATTTACCCCAGGGGTTATTTTTAATTATGGTCCTGTTAAAGTTTGGCCATAAAGTGAATATCAGTTATTTACTATTATTGGCGCCGCTGGTTGTCGGGTATCTTTACAACTTTTTAATCCTGGGCCTGGTTATGGTCGGTATCGACGTTAATATTGAGATGTGGATTGTAAAGAAATACGCCGCCTGGAAACAAAAACAGGCTATCCGTGAGGGCAATAGGATTGTAGAGAAAATGGCCAAACGAAAATTTTAGTATATTTTTGGTCCGTAGCGTTTGTTATGGGCCACAACTATACTAATGAGCCAGGAAATTAATTACTTATACAAAGCCAAAGAGGATAAACAGGTTTTTAGAAAAAAGGGCCAGATCGCGGTCTACTTTATTAAAGACATGCCTTATACGTGTAAGCTAATTAACCCCAACGTCGTACAGGTATCCGGATTTTATAAGATAATAGCCGATGGCCTGGCAAAAACATCAACCCTCCGCTTAAAATTAGAGTTGAAGTATTGCAAAATCGACCTGGTATTTTGGAAAAAAGTATTAGTTCAAACAAATAAAAAACGTCATGCAAAACCAAACAAGTAACCACACGGCCGCCGCTTATGGCCAGACGTTCGACCACATTACCGAGGCTATGGAGGCCGAAATTGGCGAACACATCAACCACGCTGATAACCCTATAATTACAACTCATTACGGGTATAATCTTTACGGCGCGGAGCATCCCCAGGCGTAATGCAAAAATCAATTTTCTTTTTTGAACGGATTGAAATACACGGCAAACCAATAATTTACGGGCGCCCTGACTTAATCCTAAACCCTTGTTACGGTTTAGAACCGGGTACAAAGGTTACACAAATCGGAATGCCGGCAAAATCCGGTAAAATAACGTCCAGCGCACATGTTGACGAGTGGACCCCCTGGGTTGAGTATGCCGGCCTGGTTGATATGGACGGGGATTTATTTGCCGCGTTCCGTTTACCACCTGGAGGCGTTGCCCCAAAAAGAAAGGCTAAAAAGCATCTTACCGAGGTGGACGGCATAAAGCTGGACGGGGAGTTTTACATGGTTTACGCAATGTTTGGCGACGGGGATTTACTGGAGGTTAGCCGAACGAGAAACAATACCTATCTGTACCGAGGTCAATTTATTTTATACAATGAGTGAGCAAACAATTGAGGCCCCTAACTGGGGCGGCCATACCACACCGCAACGGCCAGCGGTAAATTATTACGCGCCATACAATAAGGACGTCCTGGACGATACATTAATGGCGTTTGGGCCACACCAGGGCCTAACCCTGGCAGAGGTACCGGCCAGCTGGTTTTTGTGGTATAGAAATGAGGCAACCGGCGTAAAAAATTACTGGTTGCTGGAGTACATAGAGTTTCACCTGGAAATATTTAACATACAAGTATGCAAAGCGAAGATTTAAAAGAGGGTACCCCAGTATTTTACTGGCAAACCATTAAGGAGGACAAAGAGCCGGCGTTTTTAAACCCGATTTTGTCATTTGTAACCATAGGTCCACACCCCAGCATGGAGGGCAGTTGCGGCATTTTTCATTATGAGGGCTGGGTTGATATTGAGGACCTTAAACCGGTAACTGACGAAACCATAGACGAGGCCCTATTATACGGCATCGACCGCCAGGGAATGATTGATACCGGGCTTTTGTCCAAATACCAGGAGGCGTTTGTACGCCAGCTGATGGCCAGCGAATGTATGGACCTGGAGCATGGTATTGACGAGTTAGACGTTTTTGTTGAGCCTGGTAATACTTATGAGCCTGGCCAGCCAACAGCGTTAGAAAGTCTTTATTACTTGTTTTTGGCGTTTTCAGAGTTTGCTAACAAATGGCCGTTAAGTGATAAGACAATGCGCGAATATATGAGGGCCGCCACGTTCTTAGCTAAAAACGGCGTTTTAAAGGTTACCCACATAGAGGGTAACAACGTTTGTTTTTCCGGACCGTCAGAATATAAACAGGCCATAGGCTGGGCTGACGGCGCGGACGCTACCGAGTTTCTTAATTCAATTAAATAATAATCAAACAATTAGTATCATGACAAAAGCCGAGTTAATCGCAAAAGCCGCCCAAAAATCTAAAGTAGATCCAGCGGACGTAAAAAAGTCTTTAGAGGCTATTCTGGACACCATACACCACACGGCCGCGACCGGTGAGGGCGTATTTATTCGCGGGTTTGGCTCATTCCAAACGATTGAGCGTAAAGCCAAAATAGGCCGGAATATAGCCGCCGGGGTGCCGGTGCATATTCCTGCAAAAAAAATAATCAAGTTTAAACCAGCCCCAGGCTTTAACCCGATGTTTTAGTATGGGAATGAAAATTAAAAAGGTGGGCGTAAACGATGTTTACGTTATCAAATTAGGCACCGGGGACATTACGGTGGGGCCTGGCATGGAGTTAAAGCTGGAGAAAGATACCCCGGTTTTATGGCTATTGCAAGGCCGTGACGGGTGCCGGGAGTTTAACATGGACAAAAAGCTGGACGTATCGGCATTGCCTGTTAAAATTGAGTTTAGTAACGCGCAATCCCTGGACAACATCATTGCGGCGCTGGACAAAATGCGAGAGAAATACCTGGAAATGAACCAGCCCGGCGAACTAATCGAATTTAAGGGAGAAAAATACCGCGACCAGGTAACGATTAGCACGAACTGGACCGCCAGCTGGTGGAAACGTATTTGTATGCTGTTCGCGCCTAAAGGCCAGGTAAACCACACTCTTTACGTTAAACAAATTATGCCCGACCATGTAGTTACGGGCGAAATGCACAGCGTAACGTACTGGGATATGTTGGTGGCCTGGTATCGTGACAAAACCGGTACCGGTGGCATGGAAAGCCCCAGGGAGCAAAAGGAGGCAACGCTGGAGCATCAAAAAAATGTTGCGTTCACCACCGCGACAATTAAGGATACCGAGATAGGCCCCTGGTTGCGTATGCTTATCGAACTGGAGGCAAAACGTAAGGGTATCCTGGAGGAGCATGTACAGTTTAAATATAATGATGCAATGGTTTTGTACAACGCTCATTATACCCCATACCAGGCAGTTAGAAAACTATTTAAAAAATAAAAAGCGATGCAGGATAGCGAGGATTACACACCGTTTGGCCCAGAGTGGGAGGCGGAAATAATGAAACACGGCAAAAAGGGTATAGTTGCCCTTTATAAAGATGCTTGTATCAAGTTAAAAGCGTTAGATACGCCCATTACATTTAGCAACGGGGTTGTTTTCCCTTATCCAGACAGCGAATTACCGGCCATAGAGCCGGTTTTTTACGTTGCGGACGTTAAGGCAATAGCCGTGGGGTTTCACCAGGCGTATATTAACGATAACACCAATATTGAGGCAACGGCCAGAAGTTTTGATTTTTGGTTTAAGCTGGAGGACTGGGTAACTATGCCTAACCCGGTAAAGGATGGGGATATGACCAGAACATACGAACGCCGCCACGACCTGGCCGGTAATATTGTTGAAACCTGGGGCGTTACAATGGAGGGGCCACCGCTGGCCGCTGGTGACGCGGAAAGACTGGCCTTGTTACGTGCCGGCATAGAGTTAACTAAAAGCGGTTACGGGGGGATTGACAAGACGGGTAAAATAGTAGATCGCCGCGAAAATCCAGACGCGGTACCAATACCTAAAAACGAATTAATGAGCGTGCCAGAGCCGAAACCGTGGCCGTCAGCGCCTGGCAACGATACCCATTTATCAAACCTGGGGGAATGACAAAGAGCCAATTTTTAGCATTATGGCCATTTATGCGCAACCGGCCCGTCCAGCTGGGTTACAAGCTAACCGACAACATACATTACCTGGAGCCGCGAACATATACCGAGTTTGTAAAATTCAAACATTCCGGGGATATAATGCTAATTGAGGCGCCCACGCCTGGGGAGCGTTTTAGAGATACAAAAGCAATAAAATCTATCAAACAAATCAAAATCATAAAGTAATGAATAACCACACGGTTTTAAAGGTTAAGGACCCTAACGCAAAGCTGACTATTAGCCAGCTGGCAGAGGCTTTATTTGAGGGTACGCCACATTTGCAAAACCTGGCCGAAAAATTGGCCAGACAGCACGGCCAGGCGGGCGCCCTTACATTTTTCCACATGATGGGGGAGGATATACGTAATTTTTACATGGGTATAGCCCAGCAACTTATCGACCACGCCGCCAGCTGGCAACCCAACGACGGGAGCGCCTGTATTTGTAGCGAGGAGGAGCGCAAACGCCTGGTAATGTTACCGAGACACCCGGACCTATATACAGCGGAGGCCGGGTTTAAGTATGTACAGGCCGAACGTAACCGGGTAGTTAATGTGTTGAAGATTACCGAGGCTATGGACGACGAGTATATAGAGGAGCAATTATATAAAGCTGGGGAGGGGTATTTACAAAATTACGACCGACCGGGCGACGTGGAAATACCGCCGTTTTGGCCCTGGGCGGCTATTTGGTGGAAACCTACCAAAGGCACCAAAGCTGGCAATATCAAACAGCTGGCCAAAGCTGGAGCGCTGTTTATGGCAGAGGTCGGCCGCCTGGAGCGTGCAGGAGCCGAAAATTACGTTAACGAGATAACGCGCTCCCGTACCCTTATGGGCTGGTGAATTAGCCGTATTACCGAAATTGTGGACCCGCCCAGCTTTGATGTTTCCGGTTTAAATGGATCTAAAATAATTCACTAATTATATATCAAAAAAATGGACGTACAGACAGCGGTCGGAAACATTACGGTGTTTTTAGAGGTCGAAACCGCCGACCTATCTATGGAGGACCAATTAAGCGTATTAAATCAAATTAGCGAGGATACCAGGGCCAGGGCCGAACATATCCGGGAGGTAATGGAGGACCAGCACTAATGAAAAACAAAAAAACAAAGAGTACCGCGGATAACGTAATGGTTTACCCGGTGGCTTATTCCGACCTTACCCAGCATATAGAGGCGTTAATACCTAACTATTTAAAGGCTGGCGAATATTTGAACGTATCAAAAGACGCCGTAATTATGGTGCCTGGCGGGTTTTTCCTGGTTAACCAGGATTGTTGCTATCAACCCAGCATTACCGAGTTAAGCCCAGGTACGCACGACACGGACCCGGAGGTTACCGAGCGATTTAATTTATCGGTATGGGTAAACAGGGTTGCTATAGGACAAAAGGAAACTCATAACATTAGGCAGTTTAGTTATAATATTGATTGCCGGGTATTGTTGCGGGACTTTTGCGGCGATAGCGCGAAAACTCTACGAGAGTTTATGGGGTCCAGGTACGGGTACAACCCCCGCGTAAATAAGAACCTGGCCGAAATGCTGGAGGATATAGACGCGCAAATTGAGGCGTCGCCAGTTGACTAAATTGCCGTATGGCGTGCCGTCGGGCATAGCGTTGGCGATGCGTACGGCATGGCGTCCGAAAAAACCATACGGTAAAAGTAGACAAACATGGCAAAAAAGATATACACCAGCCAGGAGGACAAAAACCACAAGATCGTTAAGGCCCTGTTAAGGCGGGGCTTTACCGATTTTACGGTTTATTATACCGGGTCGTGCGGAATACAGCGTTATGGCTGGTATTTCGTTAACCACCAGGACAACAAAAACCTAAATAACACTAAAAGAATAGGGTACGACGTTGATAGCGCCATTAAAACGGCCGGCAACTTAACCCCAGAGGAGAGCAAACAGTAATGAAAAATAAACCCAACACACTATTTAAGGTAAAAACAAGGCCAATGATTGGCCAGCGTTGGTACACGGCCGACGGGATTAAGGTACAGTTAAAAGCCAAAGGGGCGGAGCCTGGCGGATTGACATTTTATAAATGCGAAACGGCGGCCGGCGAAATGATTTTTAGGCACCCCAGCGAGTTAACGGTTTTTATACCCAAAAAAAGACTATCCAGGCGCCTTAAAAAGAAAGAGACCCTAAGATTGTGGGTAAACGAGTTTAATAAGGTAGGACGCCGGTATGGATACCATATAGGCGACGGTCCGCTGGATTTTGACCCCTGGATTAACTATTTTGACGACGGTTATACGCCCAGGGAGGCAATACTGGAGGACATTAGTTATTGTTAACAGCACAAAAGCGCTCAAAAGTGAGCAGATTAGGCCCGGATTTGTCATAATTCCGGGCTTTTTCGTGCCGTATCTGGCCAAAAGTGAGCGAAACCACCCAGGACAACGTATAGCCACTATATAAAGAGAGCAGAGAAAACCCTAATTTTATAAGATATTTACAACGTAGATAAAATAAGCATAAAGCTATGACACAAAAAACGGGCCTGGGTCCACGCAAAAAGTTAACACCCTCCGCGGTGTGGCGGGCGGCGGTCCAGGAAAAAGCAGTTAAGTACTATTTGCAGGGCAATACCACACTCAAAGCAGTTGCCGAAAGGATTAGCCAGGAGTTGCCGCGGGGCTGTTCGCTATCAACGGTTTACGAAACGATACAGGCGGCTTTAAAGGACTGGACCGAACAAAACACCGAGGCCATTAATGATTACAAGCGCCGGGAGTTGCTGAAAATCGAAAACCTGGAGCGCGAAGCCTGGGACGCCTGGGTTAGGTCGTGCCAGCCAGAGAAGATACGCCAGACTAAAAGCGTACCCGTTGGTAAGCATAAGGCCACCAGTAAGCGGGCGCCGGTCCTCTTAGTAACCGAGATTATTGATAACGAACGGGAGGGCGCCGGTAATAAGCGTTTCCTGGATACCGTCCAATGGTGTATAACAAAGCGTTACGAGATAATGGCCAGCTTACAAACGCCTACTAACGAAACCGATAAACCGGGCGCCATAACGAATAATACGACAATTAGACAGATCGTATTTAAAGGCCGTCGCCAGGAGGGCGCCATACAGACCGTAATTATAAATGACAAATAAAAGCGGGGTTTCGTTGTCACCAGGACAAATATTTACAGTTAGCGTTTGTTAGATGCAGGATACAGAGACTATTGAGGTTGAATTAAGCGAACCCCAGGAGGCCCTTTTGGCGTGCCGGGAGGTCGATATTTTAAATATGGCCGGCCAGGGTGGCGGCAAATCGCATACCATTGGTTTAAGTAGTGGTATCAAAATTAGTTTGTTTCCCCGGTTGCGTGGCTTTATTGGCGCGAACACCTGGGACCAGCTGAATACGGCCACCCTAAAGGCCGTGCTGGAGGTGTGGCGTACCGTTTACGGCTTTACGGAGTACAGTAAGGAAAACCCAAACGGCACGTACGTTATTGATAAAACCCCGCCGCCCCATTTCCAGCGCTTTGTTAAGTTGCCAAAGTATAAAAACACTATCTCGTTTTTTAGCGGGTGCCTGGTATTTATCGGCTCCCTGGATAACTATATGGCCCAGGACGGTAAAGAGTATTGCTGGGCCGAACTGGACGAAACTAAAGACACCGAGGAGAAAGCGGTAAAGGAGGTTATTAAAGGCCGTTTGCGCCAGCCGGGTTTATGGTATGAGCGGGACGGCACCCTGGTCTATGGCCTGGAAAATAAAGACGAGGGTTTTAGTACGGAGGAGGTTATCGCCAGGGGCCTAACGGCATGGAACCCGCTCTATATACATACCTCCCCGGCGTCGGGCCTGGTTACCTGGGTAAACGAGTGGTTTGATTTGGAGGCGTACCAACAGGAAATACTTGATAAGGTAAGCGCGGGCGCGGCCGATTTCTTTTATAAGGAAAACAAAGATAAAAAGCGTTGCGCGATAGTATCCAGCGCCTACCATAACGCCCACAACCTGGCCAGGGGTTATTTGGAAAACCGGGCGGCGCTGTTTGGTCCAGACCTGACCCTAAAGTTGATACATGGTTATCCGTTCGCCAAAGTGGGCGGTACGTACATACACGCATTTAACCGGCTTACCCACGTTAGGCCGGTCGTTTTCGTTAGTGGCCTACCTGTACACCTGACCTGGGATTTTAACGTTGTGCCGTACATGACGTGCCTACTATCCCAGATTGAGTACGTAGGGAGGTATTTGCACCCGGACGGTAAGCAAAAGGCCGACCAGCCGCAAATTGGCTGGACCTTTATAGATGTGATGCAGATACGGTTTTACCGGGAGTATTGCCTGGCCAGCCCACTTAACACCACGGCCGCCATTTGCGAGAAATTTAAAGAGGAGACGCCGGTGGGTACCGAGGCTTACTATTATGGGGACGCCACCGGCGCCGCCCGTAAACCTGGCCTGGGGAGTTACACCGATTACGGAGCCATTGAGGAGATGCTATGGCAATATTTCCATAACGATAGCCGACGCGTTAACGTGCCTAACATTGCACCTGGGCAACGCCGCGATCTACTAAACGCCATATTTGCCGGCAATATCCCAGGCGTCGAAATAATAATTGACCCCAGTTGTACCACCCTCATAAAGGACCTGGAGCAGGTAAAGCTGGGCGCGGCCGGCAAACTAAAGACAAAGGTTAAAGACGAGGAGACCGGGGAGAAATACGAGGCAATGGGCCACACCGGCGACGCTATGGAGTATGAGGTGGCAAATATTTGTGTTGACTATATAAAGAACTTTCAATAATGGACAAACAAAAGAAAATCAATCTACTGGCCAGGATAGGCCGGTTTTTGCGTAGCCATAGCCCAGCCAGAAAGCTAACGCCGGAAACCCTGGAGTTAAGCGTTGAGGAGGCTACATTTATAAAAGGATTGCCCCAGCTTAACAGGCATGGGCGTTTTACTTATGAGTTTGGCATTGTAGAAAACAGGCCGGCATTAATTGTAAAGGACCATTATTGTGAGCCGCTACTAACAACGACGGCCTGTTTTATACCATCGCATGGTCCAGAGGCGGACGATTACGCCGTGGTATGGCTCCAGGACGTTGTTAGGCGCCTTAATGCCTATGGGGATATAGAGTTTTTGATGGCGGCCGAACGCAACGTCAGGCTGGGCAACGGGGGTAAGTAGTTACATTACGGTTACATAAGAAAATGAATAAGCTGTTTGAATTTAAAGCGCTGTTTTTAAACGACCTGGGTAACGAAATGGCAGACCAGGGTATTGCCACCGAGGACCTAACGGAGTATAACGAGGCTTTGCCGGTTACATTAGATTTGGATAGCCTGGAGGCGTTTTGGCCGTCGCGGACCAGATTTAAAGGTTATCCAGTCACCAGGGCCAGGACCAAAACCGGGGACGAGTGGACCCTGTTAATATCCTATCCCGAACTAAAGCGAATAAAGAGCGGCGCCAACGTCTGGCGCAATAACTAACCACCAGCCCAGGGCCTAACGCTCTGGGCTTTTTTGTTGGTGACAAATAAAAGTGCAATTATTTGTTAAATAAATTTGCAAGACAAAAAAACGTGCTTATATTTGTCTCAACAAAAACATAAAGCAATGGATTTAGAATTGAAAAAGCCAGAGAGTGCAGGAGATTACAATACCGTAACCCTGTTAGACGGTACCGAGGTATCCACCTTTTTAACCGGTGGCGAATATTGGTTTGATATAAAGAATACCCTGGGCCATAGCGAACAGGTTATTTATAAAAAATTCAACTCTGGAGTTAAGTACATTAAAAAACGTTTCAAATTATAGATCATGAAAAAGTACCTAAAAGTTACCATTACCACCCATGAGGGTAAAACGATTGATAACCCGCTAATGTTAAGCGAGGTCGGTTTAATCAGCAAAATTGCCCAGGACAACGCCAGCGTTAATGTTGTGTGTGTTGAGTGCAGTAAAGAGCAGTACAAACAAATTTTCGGATAAATGAGAAAGTTATTATTACCAGCCCTGGCGATGGCTTTGTTATCGTCGTGCGTTATCCCGGCCGATGTTACCGCGCCGGGTTTCGTTACCTCAACGTGTATCGGTTGCAAAACCATAATCAACGACGTTGAGACCAGCACGTTAAAGGTTAACTATACCACCGGTACGGCGGTAACGGTAACCGTAAACAGTAAATCATTAATCCAGGTTTGGGACCGTAACAATATCCGGGTATTTGATACCGTGGCCACCGGGACCGTAACCTACAAATACAAATAAGCCATGTATAAAAACATCATTACACTACTGGCCGCGGCCGCTATCATTTTGATAGGTACTAAATGTTTTGCCCAGGAGCCGGCGAAGCGTTACCCAGGTTACAAATTTCCAGTACCCAGTATTGTTAAAGTGGTATCGCTGGGCGGCACCGGGTACATATTGCTCCAGGATACCCTTAGCAGAAAGGGGAGCCGCGTAAAGTACAAAGGGCGCTATATCGCGCCTGGTAAAATCCCCAGGTACATTGTACAAAACGCATTGCAGACAATAGGCGCCAGGGATAGCGTTAAGCTGGGGTTAAACAAATAAAGTTAACTTTTATTGTCACCAAATTTGGTGAAACAAAAAAACACGTATATATTTGTCAGGTCAAACAATAAAAGCAATGGATAAAAAAGTTATCGGGGTTATATGTAACCCAAAAAACGAGGAGGGTTTTGCAGACCTTAAAAACATGCTGGCCCCGACGCCCACCTGGGCCGGGGTTGAACTGGTTAAAATTCAGTACTTACACCAGTTGCGCGGGCTTACATTGGTCGGACTTATGGAAATGAGCGACGCAAAGGACCACCCAGGTTATGCCGAACTACTTAATCACGCCCACGCCCAGGTCCGTTATAGGCCAGAGTTTAAAGTTAGTGGCGTTTACCCAGCTGGCGGAATTATGGAGGTTGAGGGCGGGGAGTTTGTTGTTACTAAACGCGGCCCCAGGTTATCACATTTACCACTTGAAAGCCCAGCGGAGAAAGCCGGCCGCGACCTGGAGCAATACCTAAAAGAAATTTACCCAGGGGTTAACGTTGATATGCCAACGGATTTTAAAATGCCTAACAACGAAGCTGATTATAGTTATCAGTTAGACGTTTATAAAGCAATTGCCCAAAACCAGGACCACGCCACCGATGTAGTTGATAGTTTCCTAAAGGGGCTAAAGACAAATACCGTTAACGTAGACAAATACCCGCGTCCGGATACATGCACAAAACCAGATTGCAATTGCCTGGATTACGCGGAGGCGTCTAACGGAGGGCAACCAGTTAAGGGTTACGAATGCCGGGCAAAAAGTAACGCGTATGAGGCCGAAAGGGTTACGGGACCAGGAACGGCGGGCCGGGCGCGTTTTTTAGATAGTTGGGTACAAGCCCGCACAGCTGATTTAAAAAGGCCGTCAGAAATAGGTCAGGATACCACAACATGGGGTTATATGCCTATTGAGTATAGAGTTGTTAACGGGTTAATATCTGGAGGTCCAGGGCCGTTGTTAGCGTGCCAAACCTGTTTTAAGGCTGGGGTTTTAAAACCGGCTGTCAAAGACGTAAGCGGCAATAAAGGGCTTTACCTTTGCGCTGATTGCGTGGACGCCAATACAGAGAACTATATAAACCGTTACGAATAATGAAATTTTACTTTTTAAGTATTTGGTTTTCGGCCAACGGCCAGCCATTTAAACCAGACCACCGGGTTACTGATATACACCCCTTTCATTACGTAAAAAGCATAAGCGAGGCCAGCGGCAAAGGGTACGTAATAAAGCTGGCCAGTTACCAGGAGATAACCGAAACCGAGTTTAACAACTTCAAAGCACTATACAAGTGATAAAAAAGATAGCCATTGTAGGCGCCGGGCCAGGTCCGTTGCCTATGCTCTTAACTAACCGTACAGTCATAAGTACGGGCGCCCGCGTAACCGGCAAAACGCTGGAAATGGAGGCGGCCATAAAAAACGCCATAGAGGCCGGCACACCTTACAAGGTAGTAAAGTCCAAAATAGCGGAGGCCATTAAAGGGGACGGGCTGGTTGTCCATACGCATTTTACCGACGCAATGGATATGGTAATTGAGGCGCTTACCGTTAAGGAGTTTAACGAGGCCACGCGTACCGCCATTGGCAAAGTAAACAGAGCCGTGCAAATCGTTGATACTATAACCAGGGCGGCAACGGAGGCGGTAAAAATGTTTTCCAAAGCCATACGCCCGGCCAGTCCCTCGTTATATGGAGCCGACGCAAAGAGGTACCGCCGCGTTATGCGTAGCCTGGGCCGCAATCAAACCGATGTAAATTAACTAAAGCCGTGGATTACAAGTATAAGCCAGGGCAACAATGTATCTATAACGTAAAACCATACAACATGAAAACCAAAAAAGTAATTTTTAAAGTAGCCACTAACGACCAGGTAATTGAGGTTAAGGACGTGCTAACCGCTCCCGAACTGGAGCCAGCCATTAAGGCCAGCCTAAAGGCCGGTATTTGTCACTTTGCATTTGAAAACACCAAAGGGGAGACCAGGGTGGCGTTTGGCACGCTCAACCAGGATTATATCCCACCGGCGCCACCGAGAGACCCAGGAGCCAAAGAGGTTGCCGCCCGCCCAGATAACCCCAGCGTACAAACGTATTACGACCTGGAGCAAAAAGGCTGGAGGGCCTACAGGGTCGCGCACGTAATTGCGCTGTTCTAAAATCAAGTGATCAGTATTTTAAAGCCGTGACAAATATGTTGCGGCTTTTTTGTTTTATAATTTGGATATAACAAATAAATGACGTTATATTTGTCGAAACAAAAGGGACCAATATATGGACATTCAAGTATTAGACCGCCCAGAGGGCAAAAAGTGGGTACGCGTTGAGTACCCTAACGGCGACGTCGTTAAATTCGTTTTACCGGATACGTACGCACCGGATATTGAATTACAGCTAAGCGGGGAGAAAGGCGGTAGCCAGTTAAGCATTGCCCCGCTGGCGTGCAATCACTTATTAATCAGAAAGGTTGTAGAGTAATGAGGACCACAGTAACAAAAGGAGCCAGCACGTTTATATTTTTCATGTTGGCAGTTGACCCTATGCAAGCCGGTAATTTGGAAATGTTAACGTTTGAGGTTGACAACCCTAATTACAAAATCGCTTACCAGGGTCGTATCGACAAAATCGGGGAGGATTACCAGGTGGTTAAGGACCTGGCCACGTTCGCGCAAACAACCGGCCCAAACAAAGGCGCCCAGTACATAACTATATTTACATTAAAACCATGCAACTAAATGAATTACGAAACCGCAAAAATGGCCGCTAAAATGGTGGCCGAAATAGACAGACTGAATGATATAAAAGGCCAGGTTTTATTACGCGAAGCGACCATAACACTAACTTATAAAACAAACGGTTTGTGTAATGATATAACCCTTTCCGGCCTGGCAATCGGAACCGATGGGGAGGATATACGCAACATGGTTGCCGATGGATTTCAGAGAAAAATAAACGCTTTGACAAATAAGTTAAATAATTTAAGCTAATGATACTAAACGATTTTCTGGACCGCCTGGAGGCAATAAGATTGCACCAGCAAAAATTAACCATGAACGATAAGCCCAGCCCAAAGGTTTACGAGCAATTACTGGCTTTGCCGGTTAACGAGTGCATGCACTTAATGCACCAGGTAGACGAACAGCTGGAGCGGGACGCGGTGGCCACCACGGTTGATAAGCTAAAGGCCGGCCTAAAAGATTTTGTAACAAAGAAATAACTATATATTTGTCAAATGACAACGACTAAACAAAAGAAACGCCGCTTTATTGTTATGGTAACAACTAAAGCAACCGGGGAGGCGGTCCCGTATCATAACCTAAAATCGTTCACCAACGCAAACCCGCAATACTCATACAACACGTTAAGCAACTATTTAAGCCGCCAGGACGCGCCGTTTAACGACGATGTGCTGACTATCGAACGTAAGGAGGTCGTTAAGTAATGACAAAGCGCGAACTTATAAACGACCTGGAGGCAATGGTTGACGTCCCAGACGACGCAACCGTTGTATTACTTGATTTCAGAAAATCGCTAAAGGGTGGGGACGAAAGCGTGGACGGGCAATATACCCACATATTTGTCGAGGCTGGTAACGTTAATATGGACGCGGATGCAATAGAGGCCCATACCGAAATTACCCGTTTTGCCCCAGAGCCTATAGTTATAATCAACTTTGACAATCCGGACGAGATGGACCTGGAGGATTACAAACATGGCTAAAGAGCAGACCGAAAAACAGAAATACAGCAAATCCCCGCTTTACGGTTATCGCAAACCAGAGCAGGAGGAGACCAGGGGGCCGTTGTGGTGCCGGTGTACCATACCAACGTTAACCTCAACGATGGGCATAGGCCCAGGTATCGCTCATTGTATGCGTTGCGGTTGTCCCTGGTCTCATTAAAATAATTTTCGGCCAAAAGTTGTACATAAAAAACAGGCCAAAGTTGTAGCTAATTTAGCCCGGTCCGAAAGGTCGCCGGGCTTTTTGTTTTTAATGTACTTTTACAATATGAAATTAAATTACGGAAGTGGTTTTGTTCGCCTGGGTGGCCGAACATACCAAAAGGGTCAGGTATCCGCGAATTATTACCCGGAAACCGAAAGCGTGCAGTTAGTAGAGCCGGGTAATAACAGGCAGTCCAGTAACGGTATTATGAAATACGACCAATACCAGGACGGCGACGGGGTGCCATTTGCCAGTTACGAGGATCTAACAAATTATATCGACGTCAATTTTTTTAAAGTTGCCACCGGGGACGGTGGCGGCGGCGGCGTAATTCCTTTAGAGCAATACGGTAACATGCAAATTGCATCAAACGGGGATAGCTTACTGGCTGGGTACAGTTCAACAAACCCAAACCTATTTAAAATGGTCGCTTTGTTGGCGACGTTATTACCTGGAGCAACGTTTACGGATTTTTCAGCGGATGGGCGTACAGTTGCCGACCTGGACGCCAGTTTTAACGGAGTACAGGCTGGATTTACCAATGGCGTAATTAACAAAATCGTCCTTTCTGAAATTGCTATAAACGATATTATCCACGCCCCAGGAGCCGACGCGCAAACAATAGCCGACGCCCTGGAGGTTGCCATACGCAAATTTACCAGGGATAGCGGCGGTTATAAATTCATTTACGCCACGCCAACAAAACAGGCCAGCACGGCATACGGTCCAGTTACTCCAGGAGACGCGGAGACCATACGTTTAGCGCTGATTGATATTTTGCGCTATACCGTAGAGGCGGAATGTGGAGCGGAGTTTTACGATAGGGAGGATAACCCAGACTATGCCGACCCGTTAAACCTGGCCATTTACAACGCTGATAAATTGCATTTTTCGGACAATGGTTATACCAGGGAGGCCGCGGACCTGGCCAAAGCAGTTAAGTTGTCGCTTAAAAGGCTGGCCGCGCCGGTAACGTCCATACAGAACGGCAATAAAATAATCTTTGACCCGGTGCCTGGCGCGGCTATGTATAGGGTTTTACGTAGCCAGACCAATGATAAAGACGCGGCCCAGGAGGTTTATTTGGGTTACCCTCATTATTACGGCGGGTACTACAATACGTTTCTAAATTACCACGACAACGGCCTGGCGGCTGGGACGTATTACTACTGGGTTAGCGCGGTCGCGCCTGGGTATGTTGAAAGCCCCACTTTTGTAAATACTATAACGATATAGATTTATATATTTGAGCAAAACAATTTTTTAAAAATGAAAAAACTTTTAATTGCAGTTGCGGCCGGTTTGTTTTTAATGACAACCCAGGTCCAGGCCCAGGTCGATAACAAGGTTATCGTTGAGGCGAAGTTTAAGAGCGCCACCAATTTAGACACGGTAAGGGTTGTTAATGCGAATACCCGCGCACTAACCCTGGCCCCCACCACGGTCTATAAAAACTTTACCGCGGAGGTAAAGCTGGACAAAATCAGCGGTACGGCCGCGGGCGTCGTAACGTTGTGGTACAGCAATAGCGGCGTCCTGTATAAGCGGGTCAATACCGATAGTTTGCTGGTTACGAACGTTACACAACAGGGTAAATTATTCGACCTGGGACCAAACAAATACCGATACTATCAATTTAGATATACAGGCGCCGGTACCCAGTCGGTCACGTTGTCGGTACTGGGCGAATTGTTTAAAGAGTAACGTTGTTTTGTTTTTCATGTAGTAAAGGCCAGATATTAAAGATATTTGGCCTTTATTTTTTTACTTACATTTGGTAAAACTTTTAAAAATGAAGCTAACAGAGGCCCAGAAGTTAATACGCGAACAGGTAGAGGGCAACCTAACCCACCAGGATTACAAAACCGTTACCGAGTTAGCGGAAAAAAATAAAATCTTAATGACGGGTACCAACATGGCAAAGCTATTGCGCCGCGTTGCCAGTAAAGAGGACCCCGTTGCCTTTATTCAGCGTTGCACCATAACCAAAGCCATTACCCCGGCGGTGGCCGCGTCTATCCGGGTGCCGTTTTACAAGGTTGCACGTAACCAGCGTATCCGCTCTGTAGTTGACGTTAAGGACCCGGCCAAAAATGAGCAAATCCAGATCATGATTAAAAAGTTTTACGGCTCCAGTAAGCGTAAAACAAAAGGTCTGGACTATTGGCTAAAGTCGCGCTTTATGGCTCTGACCTTTACCGACCCTAACGCCTGGGTCGTTGTAGAGTGGGACGCCCCGGAAAGCGCGGCCGACGTTATCCAGGCCAGGCCCTTTGAAGTATCCAGCAAACAGGCCCGTAACTTCAAAGTGATAAACGAGGAGGTTTATTGGCTCTATACCCAGTTTGATATTAAAGTTAATACCCTGGAGGGTGGTAACGTTATCAAAAAGGCCGGCATAAAGCACACCCTTTACGAAAAAGATTATACCATTGTTTGGGAAAACGTCAATAAGGAGTACCTGGATAGTGTGGGCTTTGCGCCAGGCAAAAACCAGCAATACATTACCGACCCCAAAACTAACCAGGTGGTTTATTTGGAGACGGTTAACGAGCCTAAATTAAAATTCGTTCCGGCGTTCCGTATAGGGTATTTTGGCGACCTGGATACCGACGGCCGTACGTACGTCAACCCATACCATGACGGTATGTGTTTCTTTGATAAGTCAATCAAAACCGTATCGGAGTTTGATTTGACCATGACAAACCACGTATTCCCGCAAAAAATACAGTACGCGCCAGTATGTAAGGGACCCAGCCGGGAAAAAAAATGTAACGGCGGTTATACGATGGATGGCCAGGTTTGCCCAGCCTGTAGCGGTACCGGTTTCGGGGGTGGCCACAAAACGAGCCAGGACGTTATTACTTTGCCAATGCCAGAGAAAGGCACGCCTAATAATGAGATAATAGATCTTACTAAGTTGGTGGCCTATGTTACGCCCAGCATGGAGTTGGTTAAGTTTCAAAACGAATATACCCAGCAACTTAAAAGCGAGGTACACCAGGCGGTTTTTAACAGCCAGGTATTTGTTAAAAAAACCAATAACGGGAGCGGGGAGAGTGGCCAGCCAATGCAGACGGCCACCGAGAATGATAACAATATGCAATCGGTGTACGACGCCCTGGAGCCGTTTACCGAGAAGTTTAGCGACATTTGGAAAGACATTGTAGGCGTTATTGCTATGCTGGCCAATGTTGAGGACCTGGAAAACGCTGATATAGACCACGTTTTCCCGGCCGATTTCAAGTTAAAGACAGCTGATGTTTTGCTGGCCGAACTTAAAACCATAAACGAAAGCGGCGCCCCGTCGTTTATGAAAGACAGCATTACCGCGGACCTGGCCGATATTATTTTTGCTGGCGACCAGCTGGGCCTTTTAAAGGTCCGGATTAAGCGCCGGTTTTTCCCTTTTAACGGTAAGAACCCGGACGAGATTGCGGTTTTGTTATCCAGCCCAGAGGTACCGAGGCGGTCCAAAATACTTTACTCAAATTTCGAGTTGATATTTATTGATATTGAGGAGGAGGTACCGGATTACTGGACCACCCAGGACCGAAAAAAACAGCGTGCCATACTGGACGCGAAAATTGAGGAGTATAAAAAACTGATTGAGGCCGACGCGCCAAAGATGGACCTTAATACTTTCCGCAATAATTTGCTGGGCGGACCAGGCGGACGGGAGCAAAATAACGGGGGCGACAATAACGGAAACCCGGACGACCAGAACCCCGACGACGAAGAAAATACCGAAAAATAAACCATACCGGCCGACGTGCCGGTTTTTTCATTATAGCAGATGGCCGACAAATTAGAACTTTTAACCGGTAACCGTACGGACCTCATTGCCTCAATAAATTACACCCTGGAGGGGAGGATTGCCGAAAGCCAACGCGGTTTACTGGACCTGGTGGTTAATGAGTTTCTGGATAAGCTGGAGACCGACGGCGGGGTTATCCTTAACAGTACAAAAAACCGCCGGCTACTGTCATTATTAGACGAGGTGTTTACCCAGTACAACGCCACCCACGGCCTGGAGATAGTTAAAACTATTGTCGATGGGGTAAGTAAAATAATTGATTTCAACGCTAATTACTTTAGTACGTTCGATAAGCCGGCAATATTGTTGCCCATTAAAACCGAGGCCGCAAACCTAATATCTGGCTGGCTGGGTATCGTTAAAAACAATGTTAAGCCAAACGGTTACCTGGATACGCTGATTAAGGACCCCAGGATTAAAAACCAAATCCGGAATATTGCCGTTAAGGAGATTATTACCCAGGGAGGCTATAACCAGGCAAAGGAGGCGGTACAAACGTACGTTGCCGGCAATAAAGAGAAAGCGGGCGCCCTCCAAAGCTATGCCCGTAATTTTGTTTATGATCTATACAGCCAGGTTGACGGCGCAAATAGCCAGGTGTATGCCGATAAGCTAAACCTGGATTACGCCATTTATGAGGGCGGCCTAATCAAAACCAGCCGTAAATTTTGCATAGACAAAAACGGAAAGGTGTTTACCAGGGAGGAGATAGAGAAGTTTAACCCGACCGAGGCCAAACCGCCAGATTATAACCCTTTCCTGGACCGTGGCGGATACGGTTGCCGGCATCATTACAACTGGATACCTAAAGCCCTGGCATTTACATTACGGCCAGACCTCAAAGATTTGGCACAATAATTTTGCATACATTTGAATTTTTAAACAAATAATTTAATCATGGACCACCCAGAGACAGAAAACAACAACGGCACCGGCACGGATAAACCGGTAAAACCGTTAACTGGAGCCGCTAAAATCGCTAAAGAGAAAGCGGAGAGGCTGGCCGCTGAAAACAGCGGAAAATCAGCAACCGATCTATTAAAACAGGCTGGGGCCGCAACCCCGCCGGCCACCACGCCACCAGCTGGGACCGGTACCCAGCCAAACACCACCAGCGTAACGCCACCGGCCACGGAAAACAACAACGGCCCCGGCCCGGCTAATCCTGGAGAGGCAACCCCACCGGGAGCGACCCCGCCGGCACCGGTACAAACCGCGCCCCAGGGTACAACGCCACCGCCGCCACCAATTGCGCCAGCGGTACAGACACCGACACCCGCGCCAATTATTCCGCCGGTTGTAGTGGATAACACGCCAGCCCCGGAAACCAACGAGGAGCGACTGGCCCGCGAACAAAGGGAGGAGCAGGAGCGTAAGGACCTGGAGGCCCAGCAAAGAGCGGCCGAAAAACAGCGTTTGCACGAATTGAACGTTAGAAACCACGGAGAGGGTTACATTACAGCCAAAAACGGCGAAATGCAGACCATATTTAGCCGTAAAACCTGGGACCTTTTAGGGGTTAATAAAAACGGGTGGAAACAAGTTATAGCGGTACCTGACGAGGTTGCCGCGCTCAATAAGTAATAAAAAAAGAAAAAATAGGCCCCCGGCAATTAAGCTGGGGGTTTTGCAGTTTGAAAATTACATTATACTTTTGTCATGGAAAAGATATTACGGGCGCTACTATCTAAGGCGTATAAATTAGATGCTGGCCAAATCGATGAAATTCTAAAGGATGAAAACGAGGCGGAAAAATTAATACTTGAAGCTGACGCGACCAGGGTCGCCACACTCACAAAACCTAAAGAGGGCCAAACGTTCGCGGACGGCCACAAAAAAGGTACTAAGGAGGCGCTGGAAAAACTGGAAAAATCAGTTAAAGAAAAATTCGGAGTAGAGGCCGACGTTACAGGTCTGGAACTGATAGAGAAAGTTATTGAGGAGAAAACAGCCGGTGCCGGCGGCGCGAAGCCAAAGGACCTGACCGACGACGACGTTAGGAAACACCCCGCGTACATTAACCGGGAGAAAGAACTAAACAGGGCGTTAAAGGACCAGGAGACCGATTACAAAACCCAGTTATCCCAAAAGGATACCGAGTTTACCCGCAAAGAAACCATAGGCAAAGCCCAGGCAAAAGCTATGGAGGTACTGGAGGGCTTAAAACCTGTTTACTCTAAAAACCCTACTATCGCCCAAAACATCAAAAACACATTTTTGCAGTCATTAACCGGGTACGATTTTGATATTACCGATAGCGGTATTACCATAATGAAAGACGGAAAGGTTGTTACCGATAGTCACGGTAACAATTTGTCTTTTGACGAACTTGTTAAGACAAACGCCGGCAGTTACTTTGAATTTCAGAATAACAACGGCGGCGCGAATGGCGGTAACGATAACAACGACCACCAACAGGGCGGCGGCGCGGATTACCCGGCCGGTATCTCGAAACCTAAAAACCTGGACGAACTGGGTAAAATATTAGGGGACGAGAGCATTAAGTTAGAGGACCGTTTAAAGGTTTCGGAGGTTTGGGAAAAAGAGACAAGCGCAGTTTAATTTTTTTACCCTTTTACAACTTACAAACATGAATTTCCCAGCGAATGGCGATTTAACCGAAAGCCAAATTTTAAAAATCAAGCTAAAGGCCGAACAGATGTGGACCGATAGCCAGTTATCCCAGGAGTACGTCCCGTATAGCGACACGGCCCTGGCGGTACTAAAAAACCAGACAGCCCGCTTTAAAGAACTGGAGAACCCAGACCGCGACAACGAGGTTGTCGTTAACTTCATTAACCCATGTGGTATAGAAGTTTCCGACGCGGTTAGCGATTGCGAGATTGACGGCCAGGAACTGGGTACCGGTGGTTTAGCGTACAAATTAGATATATTAAAATCGACCCCAGGGTTGAAAATTAATATTGAAAAATTTCGTACCAATTACTACACTTATGAGGAGTTTACCGCGGCCGGCATTTTATTGCACACTAAAGCCCTGGACGAATTTTGGAGCCAGCAATTACTTGCAAAACTTAAATCGTTTGCCGGTATTAACGTAGCCGTGGCCAGCAATGGCGTTGCGTCTAACGGGTTTAGCTTTGCAAACAACTCAACTGGTATCCCAGCAAACGCGTTTGATGTTCGCCTATTGACTGTTTTACAACAACAGGCTATCATTAACAAAATGCCAGCTGGCTACATTATAGATCGCGGTTGGCTTTACCAGCCTATCGAAAACGCCAAAATTGACGCCGGTAATAACGACGGCAAAGGCGACGGTACCCGCGCCGCCAGGTTGGACGGTCGCGTTGCATACGATCAGTTTAATTTTGATAAAGCTGGTATCAACGACGTGGATACTTTTATTGTGGCCCCTGGTGCCGTGGCGTTCAAAACCCGCGCACGTTACCGTGAAACGCCTAATAAAATGGACGCTATCAACCGTACCGAGTTTAAGATTAAGAGCCGTTTGTTGCCTGGCGTTGAGTACGACGTTACTTTTAAAATGGAGTGCGTGGACAACCCAGTTACCAAAATTCGCGAAATTCTACACAAATGGAGTTTCAGAACAGAGGGCGGTATTTTCTTAAACCCTAACGGTTGCCCAACAACCATTAACGGAACCACTTACACACCTACAGGCGTAACCGCTTACAACCGTGTAGCGGCATAAGGCCCCAGGACCGTAAAACTTTGAAAGGCCGTGCATTAAGTTGCACGGCTTTTTTTATTTACTTTTGATTTAAAAAAAATTATTACTATGGATTGTTTAAAAAATATAGTAGGCGTTACCGTCGAGAGTTGCGAATGTGTTGTTAAAAACCTGACCACCGAACAGCGTACCGAAATGGCAAAATCAAAATCCGGGCTTTACCTGGATACTTTACCGGGAGGGTTAAGCCTGGAGGCCCTGCAAAAGGTTGATACGTGTAAAAATATGGCCCAGCTGGCATTATTGGCGGTATCAAACGCAACTAAGCAAATAACCGAGGATTTGATTATTGCCATAAACAATAAGTACACCACCAGCGCCCCGGCTTTTAGGGGTATCGTTGGCCAGATGGGTTACGCCTCAACTTTAGCCAGCGTTAAAAACATCCAGGGTATCCTATTCCGGTCCGTTTTGCCAGACGCGGTAATTAAGGTTAACGGTATCACTATCATTGTAAACGGCGACGTCGCTAACCTACCAATAAACATTATTAGGGCGCCAAAGGGGTCAGTAATGGGCGTTGTTGTTGCAACATATACCGTAAACACCGTGGCCAACATGCACACAGTTGTCGATATGGGCGGGGAGCCATTGGTTTTGCCTATGGCCATAGACGGGCGCCCCCAGGATTATTATTTTGCGTACGACCGTAGCCTGGGCGACGGCTTTAACCCAAAGGATAATAAAATTGATTGCGGTTGTACCGGCGGCCTTAAAAACCCATTTGAGGCGTACATAAAGCCTATGGGTATCCAGATGGACAGCTTTACGGACTTTACAGGCGGCATTACAGATAAGTTTACCAGGGGATTATTGGTGGATTGCGAGTTACGTTGTTACAATGAGCAACTGGTTTGCGGCCAGTACAACGAAAACGAGGCCATTAGCGTTGCCCTGGCCAAAGCGGTACAATTTAAAGCTGGGGAGTTTATAATTGAGGAGGTCCGTAAAACTAACGAGGTGAACCGGTACACCATGCAAGGCATGGAATACCTTTACGGTAAGCGTAACCATTTTAGAACAGAGTACGACACCAGGGTTGAGTACATAAGCGCTGTTATTGATGTAACGGCAACGGATTGCTTTGTTTGCCGCGACGATAAAAGCGGGTTACACATGGTCCAGAACATCACAACGACCGGCACCCAGGCGGATATTGATAGCGCCCTCGACGCGATAGGCAATTTTGGCAATGGCATAGGTGGCGAACATGTGCCGGGTTTCTTTAAAATGGAGGATATTGCCCCGATAAATAACAACTAATCAAATGCCAGATTTAGAGGATTTCAAAACCAGATTACAGCAATTAGGCGACACGTTGAGAGCGCGTTTACCAGAGATTGCCGAAACTCTGGTTTTGTCGGCTAAAGCCATAGCGGAGCGTAAAATTAAGGAGCAGGGTATCGGGGAGCAGTATAGCACAAACCCGATACCCGCCTGGTTTTTCCACGGTAAGGAGTTAAACAGCGGCGGCCAGTCCTGGCTTAAACAGCATGGAGTTAATGAGAAAGGGGAGGCCGGCGACGCCACCTATAGAAAGGGCAAAAAGCTAAAGAAAAAAGAGAAAGCCACCCCAGAGGACCGGCTGGGTACCTGGGGAGAGTTTAGAGCCGCCCAGGGTCTGCAATCCAGCCACGTTGATTACTCATATACTAATAAAATGTGGGCGGCGATGTTGCCCGGACCCGTTACCGAGAGTACCGGGATTTATTCGTGTAGCCTGGGCGCGACCAATACCGAGGCTCAACAAAAAATGAACTGGAACCGGGACCGCGACGGGGATTTTATAGGAAAGGCGTTAAGTGAGCAGGATTTTACCACACTAAAAACCGTGGTTGTGGATGGGGTTTTACAAATTATAAACGATAGTAATTTATAGTCAAATGAATAAAGAGTTAGCCAGCATTTTGCGCAATAAGATTGCCTCTTTGCCTTTTATGGATCTAAAGGCCGGCCTGGCCCAAATAGTTGAAAGTTCAACCTATCCGGACACCGCGGAGGGTGTTACGGCCAAAGCATTGCGCCACCGTATGCCGGTTAGTTACGACGTTACCGGGCGCGGGGACGATTGCCTGGGCCGGGAGGTCTCATTAGTCCCAGATAGTAGCCGTAAAAGCATTTTGTATTTTGAGGATTACGGAACGGTTGCCGGTGGCCGACGGGAGGGTTTGAGACAATATACAAGTAAGATACGCCTTGTAATGTGGCTAAACCGGGAGCGCCTGGTGGGCGACGCGTATAAAGAAATTACCGCCTATTGTGTTTCTGCAATAATCGGTAAGATATGCCGGGGGCAATATGAGAACCTGGATATTTTTAACCAGTTGCATGTTAAGGAGAGCGCTATACCAGCGCAAAACTCTGACCTGTTCGCCAGGTACACGTACGACGAAACGGTAAGGCAGTATTTACGCCCGCCGTATGAGTTTTTTGCAATTGATTTTCTTTGCACTTATTTTTTAAGCGATAACTGTATTAACAAAATTGATTTTAACAATGAAAAAGTTTGCTAAGAACATCAATTGCAAAAAACTCATAGGGCAAGCGGAAATACTACCTTACCGTTTCGTCGTACGTTTACCTGGCGAACAGGTCAGAGTTTTGCTCTTGGATAGCGCACTCCTTAACATGCAACTGATTAAAAATATCCAGGTTCTCATAT